AATCCATTCCAGATACAAAACGTTTATCGTTTTTATATATCTCTTGATTGTGAGTAAGATAAAAATTGTAAACGTATCTACAAACCCCAATAGTGCGATTAATTATTTGTTTCTGTTCAGGGGTTGGGTTTATTTCTGTTTTGTAACTCTTTAGCAATTTTTTTGTCCCCTTTGCTATAAATCTTAGAATTGGTTTCTTTGCGTTCATTATAGCGATTCTATGAAGAGTTGTCAAGGAAAAAAGATATAATCTTTTCTAAAATTTCATAGTTTAAAATAGACAAAAATTGAGTTGCATTTTTAGTCATTTTTTTTATTTACTTTAAGATCTGATTTCGGTTGAGGTTTATTGAATTGTTTTTCATCTCTTCTCAAAAGAAAAGAGCAGTATTGCTTATTTAATTGGTAAACCTACCTTTATACAATTTTTCTTGAATAACTCTAAAATTCCCTTTTCTCCACCGAGTTCAGATAAAGATTCTTGCCAATACCGATGTTGTCCTTTAACGGTGTAACCGTGTGTTCCGCTATCAAAGGCTTCAAGAACTTGCTCACCAGTTATAGCATCATATTTTTTGCTTCTTCCTTTGACTACAAAACCACCGTCATATCTAAAATTTAAATATTCATCATCCCAGCCACACCAAAATTCAAAACCGTTTTTAAAAGGAGCAACATCACTCTTTTTCAATTCGTTTGCCATCTGATGTGTCCTGACATAATAATCAGGAGTAGCCTTATCAGGTGGGCTAAAAACATCTTCAGAGTAATATTCAAGAACTTTCAAAGCTATAACATTCGCTATTTCATCTCTCGTTAACTCAAGAGCTTGTATTATATATTTATTTATCTCTTTTTGTAGGTCGTTCATATTGCTTATTGGCACAAAATCACCCCAATAAAATATCCATTTAATTATCTTTATCGTTATCCTTCATGGTATTAATTACTGAATGTGAAATAATCTTTTCTCTATCCTCTGGAGACAACGAAGCCATATATGTAAAAATCTCTACGATTCTACTTTCGTTTGTTTTAAGAACTTCTGCTAAATTGGAAAGAATAATCTTGATTACTTCCTCGCCACTAACGTTCTTAGATGCCTCAATCGTCTTATTGACAAAGTTCAGCACATCTACTCCCTTAACTGTGATCTTATTAACAGCGGGTAATGTGTTAGCCATAATCTTAGCAAGTTCTCTCTTTGCTATCTTCTTGTTTCTTCTGTATTCCTTATTTGCTTTTATATTTTCAAACATATTTTAATTCCTTTCATATAGTCATTTAAGTAGTTTTATTGTTAGTTCTGTACGGGGATTTTCCTTGTCTACATAACATTCCAGAGTCAACCGAGTTATATGTCTACTGTCATCATCTATAATCATTCCACTCTCTGTAAGCCCATCCAAAATAAATTTAGGCACAGAGTTGTCAATGTCGTGTCTCCGATTAGTAGGGTAGTAGACCACTTGTGAAATTTCGCATTTGTTAATATGAAGTTCCGAAAATCCCAATTGCGTTATGTACCATTTGATAAAATCTTTCCATCGTTGTTTTAAGGCATTCATCATAGGTCTTTTCATAATCATCCATACATTAATTGATTCGTGATACGGATGTACAATTGGTTTCTTCTTTGCCTTTGGATGTTGTAGAAAATAGTATCTGTTATATTCCTCTAAAACAGAGTTGTCTATGACAAGGTTATACCTGTCTTTCTCTCTTTTCATGCTGTAAAATTTCCCACTGTGTATCGTGTTCTCTCCACTTTTTGAACAAACGCAGGGTAGGTTCTTTCAAGAACACATAAACTATTCTATCATTATATCCAGCTTCATTCCAAAGAGGGAACACCCCCTGTGACATATAAAAATAACACTGTTTAGGATTGAGAAGTCTTACCAACTCCTCTCCACGATACTTGTCTCTTAAAAATCCCTGTAAATCAAAATCTCTTATTTCCATTTAATCAATCCTTTCTGTTTTTTTACAAATAAAAAAATGAGGATATACAGCGAATTGCATATCCTCATTTTCAATTCGCTTAATAGTTAGCCCTTCTTTTCGGGTTTCTCAATTTTTGTATTCCTTGCTTCTGCTTTTAAAACAGAACTCCAATCAGCCTTTACAGGCTTAAAAAGCATCTTGATTACATCAATATCTGAGTAATGCTTATCTTTGTTGTCAGCATAAAAATATCCCTTTGAGTCATGCCCAAAGAGATATTTTTTTTCAGCCGAAATCTCATCGGGAGGAGTAGCAATACAAGAATACTTGATTTCTACCATATAAAAGCCTCCTATTAAAATTATTCGATTGTACTCCAAGTCATCATGTTGCCTTCGCTATCACCCATAATATCCCATACTCATATCATTATTAACTGTAAGTTTTTTATCTTACACTCTGAGGCATTAAACCTATTTTCATCGGATAGTTGTTTCTATCCCAGATTAGCATAACTTTTAGCGTATAATTTCTGCAATTATAATTGACTCGCTGTGCGAACTCTTGCGATTATTATATTCTTATCGTCACAGATAAGGTTCAAATCGTATGCGTTGCGTGTGTCTATAGTATTAAGTATAGACTTCCACTCTGATTATGGAGTCACCCACTTTCCAGATTTCTTTCGCACTAATTATTCCAATCCTACTCGTCAATTTCGATTGGAACGACATAAAATAGTTGCAAGACTTATTAAGCAACTATTTGGTTTATCTCAAGGGTACAGATGTTATCAACATCCATTGTAAGTGTAGCGTTTGACTGGGGCTTAACATTGTGCAACTTAAACTGTACGAAGTTATCAGCCTGATCCGTTCCTTTAAGAGCAGTATCACCATAAATTCTGTAACCACCGGGGAACGATACGTTATCAATAACAAAAGACTTAGCTGCCTGATCTACAAAGTAGTAACAAGCTACATAACCATCTTCCGCAAAAGTTGATGTATTAAACGAAAGTGTACTACCACTTATTGAATATGTATTTTCAGTAGTAGCAGGTGTTCCAACCTTCTGTTCAGCAATATGAGTCAGTTTATCATCATCCATTACCTTAAATACCTGAAGAGTACCTACTTTAGGTGTACCAGTAAGTGTTGCAGAACCACTAGTAACCTTCAGAACCTCTCTCTTAGCCCACGGTACTGTGTCGTTGCTAAACTTTGTACCAAAAAGCAGAGGAATAATATCCATAGGGAATACTTCCATAGTAGTTGTAAATGTACCTTCACGGTTTGAGTCAAAACGTACTGCCTTAACATTCTTATTCATTGCAAACACACTGTCTGACGAGAACTCCATTGTGGATGTCTTAGCATAGTTTACAAACAGATCAACCTTACCGGTCTGGGCATTTTCTACACGCAGATTGGCACAGTCTTTAAGTGCATATAACATATAATCACCATTTAACCTTTCTATAATTTTTTACATAAAAAATAGCCCGTGATTACTCACGAACCATAAGTTTTGAGTGCCAGTGATTCTTATCTGAAATAGATTTACCGTCACCAGACACTAAGCATATTTTCAAACTATCATCATACGTTTTTACGTTTACGATAGCTTTATAACAGTTCATTATCTTCCATAGAGTCCATTTCTCAATTTCTTCTATTGGAAGATGATATTTTCCACCATATTCGATTATGTTCAAAATATCGTATATATGAATCTCATTTTCGGATTTGCTTTTAGCACGTCCTTTCTGAAGTTTTTCCCATATATCACGTTGCCTTGCTGACATATTCTTAGGTGGTTTCTCAATTTCGATTTTGCTTTTTGCATTTATCTTCATAATAACTTCACAAACATCATCAAAGTTGTTTTTGTCAATAATAAAAAGCTCTCTATCTTCAAATCTGATATGTATTTCAGAACCGATTTTCACAACGTCTTTTGCCTTGCAAAACAATCCCAAAATAATCCCAACATATTGAGATAAAGTTTTATCCTTCAATATAACATCTTCAAACAAATTAAGAGAGTTAAGTTTTTCCGCATCTCCCTCAAGACATTCTTTCGTCATTAAAAAAGGCATTAAGCATTTTTCAAAATTGTCTAATCCAATTGTATCACAGATTTCCCCAAATGAAACCGGATATATTAAAAGTCCATCACAATTGATAGGCTTCATTCTTACAAGTTCAAGATAATAGTTATGCACCATCTTCACTCAGCTTTCCATAGTCTATCATAAAATCTGAACAAGTATATATCATGTTTTTGCCGAAATAATCAGCATTTGGGTAATTTGAAGTAATTGGATTATAAGATAAAGGAACTAATGTTCCTATGCCGATATTAACGGCTTTACTATAGTTTAAAATCTCTCCAATCAAAGCAACCATTATGTCTAAACGATTGCCAACATACCCGAGAGATCTATATTTTCTCTTAGTAACACTATCTAACTCTAAATTATCTTTGTGGCACATAACATTCAACGTTATTACAAGCTCTTTTGTGTTTGGATTAACACTTTTTATGTTTGTGTCCATACATATAGAATTGACCGCATCTATCATTGTAGTGTAGATAAACGGAACATCGAATAACCTTCCGTTCAGTTTTACATATTCAACTTTACGATTTTTACCTGTTCCAGTGTACGTTTCATATTCACCACCAATGAAATTTTCGTATTTCTCAAAACGATCATCGTCCAATACGGGCATCATAATATCCATTAAAAGAGAACTTTTATCGCCACTAAACATAAGTAAATTGCAGAGTAGTTCCTTATATGCCCCAAGACTTCTATAATCATATGTAGCCATATTACCATACCTCCGCAACTTCTAATTCTATTTCGTTTGATTGCCCTGTGTATTTACTCATACAACAAACAATTATCTTTTCGCCATAAGCAGTACAATTTTTGGCAAGAGAAATATTCAAAGCATTCCTATTCTTCTTTATAGTCAAATATTCATCTACATTAGAAGTTATAGTCCACTCATATTCAATTCCATCAATCAGTTCATTATCGTCCTTATCGTAAAGTTGAGCCGTAATTGTGCTAACTTTATTTGTAGGCTTGATTTTCAGACTTGAATACTCAATTTCTAAATGCCAATCATCTGTGTTAGTTTCTTGGTTTTGCGGTTCTTTGTAATCACAAATCCAAACCTTTTTATCGTCCCCAAAATCAACCAATTTGTCACAATCAGACTTGAAAGCATCAAATGACAATGTGAGTATTATTGTGCCACCACGATTAAAATACTCATAATTGTTAAGATTCACCTTTCTATTTGATAAAATATAGGTATCGGGTTTATCCGAATCATCAAAGTCAATAGCAAATCTCATATCACGAGCAAGTTTTTTAGTTTCACTATCAACAGGCAACGTTAAGCCGTATTGATTATCACCAATAACAAGAAAATTATTGCCTGTAGTACCAGCAGAATATTTTGTAAAGTCCTCACTGTACGCAAATCTCTCAATAATCTTGCCCTCTGAGTTCTGCCAACGTAAAGGTACAGTACATAAATACATATACCCTGAATGATTGACTTTATCATCTGGATCAAGTCGTGTTACAAGCCATATTTGCCCTTGCCATTCAATATAGTCACCGAGATTGAATGGCTGTGAGTTTTTAGACTTGATTTTCTTTTTAAAAGTATTTCCGTCAGTATCCTTTACTATAATGAGTTCAAAAGGCTCACCATTTCGTTTCACAACGTGATAATCTATATTCCCATCAAAGTTATTATCTATCTGCCTGTTGAGTAAATATAAATCGGTTTCTTGTTTGCTTTTAGAGTTATAAGTGTTATTTATTTTCTGAAAATAAGTTATATCCATAAGTCACTACCTTAACCGTAATCGTATTGGCTGTGATCTATGGTTTTTCTTTTTCCCGTTTCTCTGTCTGTTGCTATATAGCGTGAAATCTTGTTAATGTTTTCTCTCTTAATATTTGCAAGCATATCCTCAAAGGTCTTGCGTTCAGAACTAGGAGAAAACTGATTTAAGTCACTTGGGGTCATTCTTATTTTGAATGCCTTTAAGAGTGCTTCGTCACGCTCAAAATAAACCTCATACATAAGCGAAGAAATAAGTCCTATTTCCCGTTGTGTCAGTTCAAAGTTAAAAGCCTTGTTTTCTATATCATAATCATAGAAGTCCACATCGGGTTCACATTTTGACATCAGTAAATCTACTGCATCACAAATATATCCAGTTGCTTGTTCTGTAACAAGGTCTTGCACTTCGAGGACAGGCACATTATAATATGCAAAGAAGTCAGCATCCTTTTCTATACGTTTCAGAAAACGAGAAATTACTGTATCAAAAGAAGTTGTCTGCCCCATTTTGACACCTCCTGTTAAGATGACTTCTTAGGAGGTCTGCCAGCCTTCTTCTTAGGGACTTCTACATCAATTTTTGTTGTGTTAGAATCTCCGACAGAATCCGAAGTCTGACTTGCCATTAACTTTTCCATCATCTGTTTCATCTGTTCAATCTGTTCTTGCAGTTTTACGTTCTGTTCCGAAAGTTCTTTGACCTGTTCATTTGAAACCTTCTTTTCTTCAACTCTAGGATTGAGAACAATAGATGTTATACGCTGTCTTTTCTGAAGTTCATCATATCTACGATCAACAACACTCTTTACCTTGCTTGAAATATCAACCCCCTCACTAAGAAGTTTAAACATAACAATTCTAACTCTGTCAAAGTAAGTAATGCTCGTTACGTCAAGAATCCTCTGTAATCCCTCCATTGTAGGATTAGTGAGGATTTCCCTTATATCTTCGTTAGTAAGAATGTTTCTCCAATTAGGTACTCTAAGGGCAGTGAATATTTCTTCTTTCTCATCTTCGTTGAAAGTGAGCCAACCAGTAACAAAAATATCTGTATTACTGCAAATGTACTGAAGTTCACTTATCGGTATATCTTGCATTGTAGGATTAATACCGTCCCTTGAAGCATTAAACTTGTAATGTTCTTTTGAGCTATCTACAAAAACATCATTCTCATTATAATTGAGAACAGTTATATTCTGTAAATCAATTTTGGACATAATTTATACCCTCCTTTACATTTAATGTGAGTTGGACAAATTAGTCCAAAACCAACCCACTGGTTTTCCCAATTATATTTAAACAAAGGAAGGCGGTTGGGTAGACCGCCGTATCGTGAGCGACACTATCCTTTGCTTATAACATAAAAATAGACGGTACTATTAGTCTGTAAGCACCATCTTGCAACAGTTCTCAATGTTAGTAATGCCAACAGAGTATGTGAAATCCTTAACTCTGATTATTACCTTTTCGTTGCTGTTATCAAAATCCTCATATGTATGCAGTTCACCCTTCATATCAAGGTCGCCAACTATACCAGCAACACCATAAATACGCTTGTCAGGAAGAAGAAGCTGACCCTTACCTGTCTTTCTAGCACCTGAGATGGATGCGATTCTAACACCGTCAAGGAACTTAACCAGACCATATCTGTTAAAGTCATCCTTCTGCTTTTCGGAAAGATAATTCTCATAGCCACTCATTCTGTAAAGTTTCTGAGCATACTTGCTAAGACATACTGCAACAGCATCGGGGTTTCTGTCAATAAGATAAAGTGTCATCTTGTCAACAGCATCCTGTGTAGGTGCAGAACCACCGGCTGTTATAAGCTGGTCGCCACCAACGATAGCACTATCAATCATTGAGAATACATCATAGAATAATGCATTCTGAAGTGCTTCCTTTGCATAAGTAGAGAGAGTGGCAACACTCTTAAAACCATTCTTGCGAAGGTCGGCATATGAAACGTCTGTTTCTACCTGTCTATTCTTTGTAATAGGCTTGATTGCAGTTGTATCAATCCAACTTCTATCAACAGTACCGCCCTTTGCAGACTCAATAGCCTCAAGTGTGTTCTTAGGTGTTTTAGTATACTCTACATCGTCAAACTCTCCGATAGAACCTCTGTTAAACATTGTATCAAGAAGCTCATCGGGTGCATTATAAATTTCCTCTGTAACAGTCTTGTTTACAAAAGCAGCAATTTCTCTGTTGTCATCATAACCCTTCTTGCCGATTTCCTTTGCCCAACAATCTGCAACGTTATAAATATCCTTTTCTTCTGAAGTGAGAGACTGCTTATATTCAACCTTCTCAGCAACTTCAAACATCGTGCCGGGCTTTTCCATAATCTCAGCGATTTCTGTATTTAATGCCATATTATTTTTTCCTCCTTTATTTTATTGTTTAATCCAATTAGGATGCGTTCTTGCCTACTGTATCTGATACTTCTACAATAACGAGCTTGTGACCGTTATCTGTGTAGAAACCACCACACACATACTTAGATGCAACTGTTGCAGCAGCCTTAACAATTTTACCTGCTGTATTTGCAGAAAGTCTTACACCAGCAACTATACCAGTTTCTACATAAGCATCTGTCGCAAATCTCTCGCCGGGAAGATAGTTAATCAGCTTGCCAAAATCACCCTCAACAAGAGTAGTGAAGTCTGCATCATAATCTGACATATTCTCTCTAGAAGCATTAATACCCGTAGGGATTCTCTCCTTGTCTACAAAATATAAATCTGCTGCTGTCTCTGCACTTGCAAACTCAAATGTTTTGTCTGTTTCGTTCTTTACAACCGCCATACCAGTTGTAATAGTTTCCTCGCCAGCCTTGTAACTTGAAACGGCGGGCTTACCCATAATTACCTGAAGTTCTCTCAGCATATTTGTTTTCCTCCTTTTGCTTTTTACTTGTTTATAAATTTTCTCATAAGAGACACCGCATCTGTGTCCTCACAATTTAAATTGCTTGCAATATGTAATTCGTTGATTTCAGAAGTATCAACCTTTACATCCTTAGAGTTATCCACCGAAGCAGATAACCTTTCCCCGACAATTGCCATCAGTGACTTCTTATCAAGTTCATTTACATAACCGCTAAGTTCCTCTGATTTTTCAATTTCTTCTCTTGTAATCTGTCCACTCTTAATAACTGAAGCAATTAAATCTTCTTTCTTCTGTGCAAGCTCTGATGCAATCTTTTCCTGTTCCATTTCTGTAAACTTCTGCTTGTATTCAGCAAGTTCTGCGTTGTCAGCCTTGAGTGTGGTTATTTCAGCACTCGCTTTTACAATAAGTTCATCCTTTTCAGAAATTGTCTTTTCATATTCAGAAATAGTAGTATTAATGTCTTTAACAGATATAGTAAGAGTAACCTTTTCAGGTTCACTTACGGTCACTTCATCATTCTGAACAGAATATGTAAATTTAAGATAATCTAATTCAGAATTGCCTTCATATTCACACCACACTTCTTTTTCTTCGGGGAATAAATAAGCAACCCAACACCAATCACCTAACTTTTTACGACACTCTTCTGAAAGTTTTCTACGCAAGTCTGAAGAAGTGAGAGCAGATGTTTCAGTAGAAGCAGAAGCCTTCTTTTTCTTACATTCTCCATCTTCTTTGTCTTCTATTTTATCATCGGCATCTGTTTCTTTATCGTTATCAACATCTTTGTTTGATTCATCTGTTTTTGTAGAAGTGTATTCAGTAATATCATTAGATATATCGGTTTCGTTAGAAGTCTCAGTATTTTCTACAGAGACTTCAATCTCTTCATTAGAGTTTTCAATATCCTTGTTTGTTTCCAAAGTATCATCCTCCTTTTCTTGATTTTTTATATCTAAACCTTGACTAATAATGTCACGGGATAGAGCTTCAGCAAATTCCACATCATAATTAGTTGATGCGATTTCTAAAAGTCCGCTTGAATCATAGGCAGGGGATACTTGTTTACCTAACAAACAATGTCCAATAAATCTACCTACATCAATGATCTTTGTCATAAGACCATCTACAATTCCTTGATGAGATTTTTCTATCGCAATTTCCCAACTTGTATGAAGAGTGCCATCTTTGATTCTGCTTACAATAATTTCACAAGCCTTTGTAAACCTTTTCCATATTTCGCAAGAAGCAACAATTACTTCTTGGGCATCTATTGTTTCGATTGATACATCAAAAAAAGTACCAAAAGCATCTGTGTCAAACTCTACCTCTTGATACTCATTACCATATTCATCTACTTTATTTACTAATTTCACATTATGACCAGTAAAATCATAAGTTCCATCATATTTCATCTTAATTTTACCAACCAAAGGTTTATTTTTTAATGTGGCTAACCAATTCTCAATGCCATCTCTATTTAAAGAAACCCCGTTTTTGTTCCGACCAAAATCACAAATGATAAACTTTGCAATATATGAATCTGAATTGGAATTATCTTCAGCTAAATAGACCTGAGAACTGTATAAAGTAATGTGTTCCATTTTACCTCCTTTCTAAGAAGCATAATTGCACAATCCAATAATAGCCCCTCGTTTTAAATATTTTCTAATTGTAGGCTTTGAATGCTTTAATATTTTAGATATATCGCCAACGCCTACATCCTCATTAAATAGTTCACATGCTTTTACGACATTACTACTATATAATGCATACCTATTACATTCTACCCAATCAATTTTGTCAATCTGATCTTGTGAAAGAAAATCAGATGATATAATGTTGCTTTTTACCCATTCTAAGTCTGAATGATAACAATTTATTTGAAAATAGTATTTAATCCCATTCTCTTTTGCAATTTGCATCTTATAATTATCGTTTTTTTGTTGGTCAATAATTTTTCTACCCATAAATTTATTAGTATAGTGTTGTTCTCCATGTACCTCTAAAATACATGACATACCATTCTTATAATTTGAAATATAAAAATCATATTCTTTTCTATCAGACCAAGGAAACGTTTTGTGTATGTCATATTCAATATTTAATTGATTCAATAAAGATATAGTAAATTTTTCTGAATAACTTATATAATCACTACAAAATGGACATGCCAATCCAAAAGTTGTAACTTGATAAATGGGTTTATCTTTTACAAGACTTTTACAACATGGGCAGTTCCAGTCTGCCCTAATTTCTGATCCTTTTGTAACTTTATATCCTAGTTCTTTATCTACTAACATACTGGCAACATCTGGATTTGCTGTGTACAAATCATTAACACCAACCACAATTGCATTTCTTCCCCTATTACAAACTGGACATCCTGTCGGATGCTTGCTATGGATCAAATTACATGGTAGTGCCTCCCATTCATATCCATCAATTTTGCATCTGCACAAAACATGAGTTCTTGAATCTACATATTCTCCAATTACATCTATGTTTGGATTTATTTCACTTAGCCTAGATATAAATTCTTTATGCCCGATATTTCTTGAATTGTCTATTAACTTATTTTTCTTGCATAGTGGACAAATTGCTTTGTTTTGTGTAATGCTTCTTGGGATTGCATAAAAATTGATGTTATGTATTTTGCAATTGCATAATACCTTTTGCTTCATACTGATAAAATCTGAAATAATTTCAATATCATCTCTCGCATAATTTACTCTTTCCATAAATTCCTCTTTTGTTACTAGATACCAATGAGGTCTTCTTTGAGGATTATAGTAAATTTTTTGAGCAATTATTCTCCATTCTCTATTAGTCGGAATGTGTAATAATGTTATCTCATCATTTAAACCAGTAAATTCACTTATAACTTTTATATTTTTATTTTGTCCTTCTACTTTTTGTGTAAATTGCTCTTTAGTTATCTTATTCAATATATCTTTCCTCCAAATTATTTATCCAAATTAAATATTCCCTACTTACTATTTCTCCATTTAAAAAGAAGTTCTGTTATTCTGTCTGTTGAATTGAATACCCAAAACTTCTTTTTTGTCTTTTCATGAATAGAAGAGAGTATAACCTGTTCTCCATTAGAAACGAAAAATTCCTTTAATGGATAACTGTAACAATAAAAATATTTATCCAAATTATTCCTCCAAGTTATCATTCGATCCCACGATTCCTAACTCAATACCAAAATCTTCACTTAATTTTTCCTGTGAAATTGGTATTTTATCTATAAAAATAGTGATGGCAGAATCTCCACCATCACTATCAATAGCAATTTTTATTTCTTCCCCACAACACGGGCATTTTATAACATACTTACTCATTTTGTATCATTCCTAATCTGATCGTATTCCTGCTTTGCATCATTTTTACTATCGGCAGGTCTGCCACCTTCTGAATTGCTATCCCCAGATTTAGTATAAGCTGTGCTGTAAGGAGTAAATATATCATCATAGTTGTTATCTTTTTCTGACATCCTCCTCTGAGCTTCGTCCTTAATATCAAGTCCCACCATTTCAAATGCAGTTTCTCTTGATGCACCGAGAGTATTAAAGCAATACTCACTCAAAGTCTTTCTCATATCAAGTTCAAGTTGTTCTGAATCCGTTATTTCAACATGGGGGCAGTATGCAACAGGGTAGTGGTTGTCTTTTAAAATTTGTCTATACCACTTGCGTAATATGTCCTCTAATTGCTCCGTTATAGCATTTATTGTACGCATTAATTGAGTAACAGAGATAGATGCTGTAGATACAGACTGTGAACCACTGTCCATTAAAAATTGAATACCAAGAGTAGACAGCACCTTCGCTCTATATGTGTTATAGGTGTCTTTCGAGGTCATCTCTACTGTCGGTTCTACATACTTAATTTCTTCAACCGTAGGAGGAGATGTTACAACAACCGTACTCTGTTTCCATGATGCCATAAAGTTATCGTGGGCATAAGCCATTTCGTCAAAATAATCCTTGCGACTGTCATCCCCTAACACTTCTTTACGCATTTTCTGATGTATAATCTTTTTACCTTTAGCTTTACTATTTACTCTATCAGTATCTGCAAAAGTATCAAGCATAAGCAAATCCGTATAAGCACGAGAAATAGGAGATACGCCATATTTACGATTAAGATTATTTATACGGATTACTCCCGTGTATTTTGGATCAAGGATCGCATAACTTTCCTTATTAACAAACGCTTCGTATATTTCATTAGGGTAATTCGCTTTGACTTCATCTTCAACATCTTTGAAAAATAAAGCCTTATTTTTTTTATTTTTCTTATAGGTCTTGCTAAGTCTATCACGAAGATTTTTTATGTTAAACAGAACAACTGGCTCACCGTTGACATTATAATCTGATATTTCACAAACACCTAAAGGATATATGTCAACAGCATAATTGCTATGATCGTCATGACGAAGATAAGCAATAAAATTACCCTCTGTGTATGAAGTTACAACAGCATTTCTAATCAGCCATTTTATATGTATTCCCTCGTTTACATCCTTTATCAATTCTTTGCAACTATCCAATTGCTTCTGCTTGTTTCTTTTATCCTTGACATTACCAACATCTCCATAAGTAATCTTAATATCTGTATTTATGTTGGTATCAAGAGACTCGACAGTCTTACCGATAATATCATTCTTGTTTATCAGTTTTCTGTTATAAGCATTGATTTTTTGTACTTTCTCAAGACTGTTTTGTGTATCAGTTAATAAGTCGTCTATTTCTGTAGGAGTTAATCCGCTATTAGCCTTAACCCCCTCATTAAGATAAACAGAATATTTGTCATTACTGGGATCGTATGTGCTTAAAGCAATACGCATTTTTTCTTTTCCTATTTCTTCTGCGGAGGTGACTATTATAGTACCATCGCTTGTTTGAGATGTAAAACTTATATCAAAATCATTAGTTTCATTCGGCACTTACATATCACCGCCTTTCTAAAAATCTATACTTGAACTGAATAGCCTTGCTTTTGAGAAGTCTGCTTTTGGGGTAGTAGATGTAACAATTTGCCCACGTCTCAAATCATACAAATAATGCGCCAACATTATTATTGTATAAAACCTATCATCGTGCATTTTGTTTTCTTTGTCCTTTGCCAAAGCGTAACTCTTAGTGGTTTTTTCAGCATTTTCATATTTATAGATAGATGTAATTTCGTTTTTCATTAGATCTATATTTGCAAGGGCTATAATCTCTTCATCAGACAATTGGTAATTTTCTATAATCTCAGTGTCTTTATCATTTTCAACCTTTTTAGCCATTGCTATAGTTTCTTGCTTAAACTCATAAGGAAATTTAATAACTCCTAAATTCATTAACTCAATAAACTCATCAACCATTTGTGTCCTATATTTCTTGGGGCTGAGTAACCTTAACTTGTCAATAGCACTAGGATATAATCTGTCATATCCGCTGTATATTTCGCTAGTATTATCAATTAAACCTCTGTGATGCCTTCCGTCTTTTCCTACCCAATCATTTAGCAAGTTATCGGCATAGGTAGAAGTACCACCACCACCTGCACCTTGATCAATCAATAAAACATCTATGTTCTGATAATCATTGTGCATACCGTTATAAACAGACAAATAATTTCGGATTTCTTCTAATTGTCTATTAGAGTCCAATTTATATCCTTTTTTGTTAGCTTTATCTACAAAATTAACACAATTAACTATTTCTCCAATATACCCATAATTCTCATCATTGGTTATTCTCATAACACTAAGTATAGAATTATCTATTGTACGAGCAGGATCAAGAGCTAAAGCAATTCTTGTATTAGGCTGATAGCACAATTGGGGTAAAGTGAAAGTCTCGTTCCTACGAATAGTTCCCCATTTTACTATTTGATTTACGCCACCATCTCTTGTCGGTTGATTATAATATTCACGAAGGGCTTTTTCTCTATTTGCTTTCATAGCAGCATCCACTTTGTCTTGTGTGAGCAAAGGAATATATGGTTCACCATTCATATAAGTTTTGATGGCTGTATCGCATATCATGTCAGCAACGAAATAATCTCTATCCCCAGCCATCATTTTTTTAGCAAAATTCTTATAATGAGAGTAGAAAATTTTACTCATATCGTCTTGTGACGAAGCGTAAACCAACTGAGTAGGACATTTTCTTTTTAATGTTTCAGGATTAAAATTATCGTCTGTAGAAGTTACAAACTCTGTGTTCTGGGTTGCAAAGGCTTCACAGACTGCTATAAGTTCATCAGATGAGAATGCAGCTTCATCAAAAAATACTAAAGTAGCTCTGCGAGATCGGTTGTTGTCCGGATTACCATTAAGAGTGAATATTTCTGAACCATTATAAAATTCAACATGAAATCCAGACTGTGCGTGTCCAAATCCTGTTTTATTGTTTGATGATTTTTTTGTTTCCTTTTCAACAATATCTTTTAAAGAACGAATAGAAGCCGATGTTTTGCCTATTCTCAAAACAATTTCTTCAATCTTCGTAAAGGTTTCTTTGGATTGATCACCGACAGAAGATACTATGTAGATAGCTTGATTTTCATAAAGAATAGCTTTAAGCACCATTAAAATAGCACCTAAAAAAGATTTGCCAAAGTTACGACTACAACACCATAAAACGTGCGGTTTATTCCAACTTTGCTGAAGGATATATTTTTGCGAATCTATAAGCTTAATTCCAAGCAAATCTTCACAAGCAATGCAAGGATTCCTGCGATAAAAAGCTATGCTTTCAGCATCTAATTCACATATTTTTCGTTTTCTCTCAGACATCAGTTTATTTCTTCTCATATTTCAGCCTCTGTTTTTTGTTTTTTCAATTCCTCATTTTCAATCAAAAGCTGACGAACTTGTTCTTTTTTATCATCAAGTTCCCTGTTTAGTGATTCTATAAGCTTTAACTGAGTTTCATAAACTTCTTTTTTGTCGTTCTCATCAAACAAACAGTGATCTAATAATGCTTTCTGCGAAACATCAACTGCCCACTGTGTACCTACGCTTTTAAGTTGATCGTAATAATCCGCTTCTGCTCTATCAAAATCTTTATTTCGTAAATCTCTCATAAGATAAGTAAGAGTTGATTTTCCCACATCTTTATTGGAACGGTTTTTTACCGATATTTCATTCTCTTTAGCTATCTTATCGTTACTCGCAACTAAATCTTTCTTTATGTTGTTTAATGTTTTTATATTGGTTGCATCTTTGACCGGATCAAGATTAGCAATTTTTACATCGCATTGTCTTATTTGCTTATTGTTGTCTACAATCTGCAATATCTGTGATAACTTGAAAGCATCATCGGCTACATCGTCATCCTCTAAGTAAGGGGAGAGTTGATTGAATAAAAACCGTCTATCTTCTTCCGGGTATCCCACAAACGGATCGTAACCAATTACCTCTATGGCATAATCCCTATTTTGTGTGTCACTCTTAGACCACTTAATTTCTTTTGCTTTTTCATTATCATCTTTTGTTTTTCCTACTTCTTTTTGCAAAATAGATTGGGAAAAATCTTGATACTGATACTGCTTATTATTCATTTGTCTTAGGTATAAACCTAAACTAAACGTGTTGTTATTTGTAACAATTGAGTCATATAAAGAGTAGTAGTATGGCACGTCCATTTTGTAGCACATAAAAATACAAGCACTGTTTGTTCCATATTTTTTTTCATAAGCATCAAACATTTCGTTGATACAATCCTTGCACAATGGTACATATCTTGAATTTTTTATGAAGTTTTCAGACCATTGAGATTTGTAAAAGTGTCCTATAGGGTTTTGCCACACTTTACCACAACGCAAACACTTATATTCTATATTTTCATCAAAACTATCTTCAGTATCAATTACTTTTGCTTTTCTTGCCATATTTCCACCTCCTTAATATTTTTAAAATTCTTCAAATAAAACTATCGTTTGATAGCTTTAAATAAAAGCCTCATCTGATTCATCATCTTCGTCTTTCTTTATTATGTAATGATTTTTCGTTGTGCTTACATCATTATGCCCAAGCAATTTTTGTGCAACCTCAGCGGATTTATGTTCATATACTACTATGTTAGTTGCTCGTGATTCTCTGAGCAGATGCGGGTGTACCCTCCTACCAACAATTTCTGTAAAAATTCCAGTACACCATTCGTTAAAAGTTCCTTCAGCAACTTGTCTTACCGATCCATCTTTCTTTTGTTTGATAACAAACATATAAGGGCAATCATCTTCCCCACGAACTTCTATCCACTTCTTTAACCAATACATAGCATCTTCCCCGAATTTTAATTTTCTTGGTTTGCCTACTACGCTTGCTCCCTTGCATCTAATAGTGTGAGTTTGATAAGACTTTGAGACAACTTCTTGTTCGTTTCCATCTTCATCAATTATTTTGATTTTCTTTTCTTTCGGCTCATAATTAACGACTTCTTTTAAAAGTTGACGAACCTCAGCTCTTCTACATCCTGTGCTATAAGAGAACACTAAATACGCAAGTTTCTCCCATTGCTCACGCTTTTCTAATTCCTCACATAACATAACATATTCGTCTGGGGTGAGGGGTACTTTTTCGTGAACATATCCCGTTTTTACTACTTTCATTTCAGAAGTAACAAAAGATCTGAAAGTTGGATATTCTTCCTCATACATCATCATTACATAATTACAGATATTACTTATACAACTCTTTTTGAATTTTATTGCCGATTCGGATAGTCCCCTGTTTGTTAGCCAATTAAGATATTTTACAAATTCTTTCTTCTTAATATCCAACATACATTTATTGTTTAAGTATTCCTTAACCCAATAAAAGAATATTCTTAACCCTGATTCATAACAAATCTTGGATTTAGCAGAAAGTTCCGCTTGATTATCAAGGTATTCTTCTACCACGTCCCTATTAAACTGATTGACTTCTTGCCACATTTCATCTGTTATTCCATCGCTATGTTTTGCAGATTTACCATTCATAATCTCACTCCCTTTCTTTTAAACACCATTAAGCATAATTTAAAAAATTCTTTTTTCTACTTGTTATTGCTTGTCATATCTTAATTCACCAATTTTTCTAACTTTTATCCAATCTATATTGTTTTCTACAAATTTTTCTATTTTCTTTCGCAATGCAACTGATCCATCACTTAATATTAAAGAAACATTTGATTCTGTTAAATCACAAGGAAAAAGTATAAAATACTTTAAATTGTTCTCATTGAGCATTTTCATCTTCTTAGTAAGTTTAATTCTATACTGTTCACGAGATTTCCTATTTGATATTGGTTTATCTTGAAAAAACCATGTTTTATATACCTCTATAATGCCAGCAATTTCTATGTATAAGACCTTTTCTCCAATTTTTATAACATAATCACAATTCATATTTCCTTCATAACCGGGAATAAATAAAGAATATTTAACATCTCTAAAATAATCGTGATTATATTCTAATCCATGCTTTCTTAGCATCTTTGAAAATAAATATTCAAATTGGCTCGTAACGTGTTCCCCATCTGAAAAATCAAAAGTTAGCCCTCTTCCTTGTTTTCCAAGCCTTATTCCTTTCCCACAAAACATTTGTGTCAATGACAAACCATAATATTTTTGAGCATATTTTCTTAAACACTGGGAGTTGTTCCACCTGTCTACACAATCAATTTCAGAAGTGGTAATGAAATCTCTATTATCTTTTTTAACATAATCGCAAATATCTGTTATCATAGTATCAAATTGTTCTTTTGTTAATGATTTTTCCAGCATAGAATCTTGGTTTATCGCAAGCCCAAGATCTTTTTTCATATTGTTAAATGTTCCCCAATATTTTTTTATGGTTAAAATTGACGGATGACTTAAATTCACTCCCCTAAAATCATCGTATATCAAAGGTCTTTTAATAGTTTTTTGCATTTTGTAGATCAAATTTGTTGTTTCTTCTTTTGATAATGGGTGTTTTCTTGCAGGAAACCCACACCATTTAACAAATTCAGCCCAACTACAAACATTTTCATCTGGGCAGTTATCAACGTACCAAGAATCTTTGGGAAGATTTAATGAACTTAGTTTTGAACAGGGTAGTGGCTTTTCTGCCTTCTTACTTTCTTCTTTATACTTATCAACATAATAATCGTAGTCATTAGCGTTAAAACGAGATGACATTTTCTAATCTATCCCCTCCATATAAAAAATAGAGAAGTGGTAGTTAGCCACTTCTCTTAAAACATTATATCATATTTATATTCCCATACTTTTTAAGTTCTTCAGTAATATCTACTTTATTTTCCCTGCACATAGTAACAATTGTACTTGCAGCTTTTTCTATTTCGCTTTCGTCAAGAAGATCTAAAGTCTTTGGTTTAGTTCTTTTTCCGCTAGTGTTAAGATAATGTGTTATTCTTGAGTTCAAATTGATACTGTGCTTATATAAAAGTTCTTTTTTAAAATCAACCCAACCTTTAGCATAATTGTTACGAACATTTCTCCCATATTTTCTAACAATAGCATTTATAAAATCCTTTCCTGCCCATTTTGAATTTTCTTGAGCAAGAACATCATTTTCCTTCTTTAATACACTGTTTTCGTTTTGAATAGTAACTATATTTGTTAATAAACCCTTGATAACCACTTTTTGTTCATCTGGCAAATTTGAAAAGTATGTATTGACCATCAAATCAGCATTACTAATATATCCACCATTCTTTCTTATTGAAGGCAGAACCTCATCAAATACCCATCTTTCAAAGCGTTCAGCTCCCGGTAGTTTGCTATGTGCGATAAGTCGGTAAACATTACCCTCTGTAATGAACTTTGCCTGTTGGGCTCTTCCCATGCTGTCTATGACTGGGCAAATCACCCACCCATCTTCCTTGCAGTGCTGTTTTATTGCCTTTGCTGTGTCTGCATACCCGAGTGCTTTTGCGATGTCCGAGCCACAGAACAGCACTGAGCCATTCTTTTCAATTGTGCGTACTTCCCCAAATTCATCATTTTTAAAAATTTCAATTTCGTTCATATTTTACAATTCCTTTTCTGTATAGTTTTTTTAAAAGTTTATTCCATATGCCTTTGCATATTTCTTTACAATTTCCGCATCGGTACTGTAGCAACTAAAATGATAGCTACAACCATCATCACTTGTATCGTCACAAGTAAATCCGACAACATCCCCACTGCCGTTATGCTTAATCTGCACTTTTGCATTATTTACATTATTCACCTTTGAATTACCATCAAGATCAAAATAGATTATCTTGCAATCATCATCCTCGTTAAATTCTGCTATTTTTTGAGGGCAATCATCTATGTAGATTAAAACAGTAGAAGCATCATGTGCGATTATAACGCCATTAGAGTTAATAGCCGGTTCAATGCTGACATTACACTCATTATCTATCATCATAAGATAAACCCTATCCTTAACTAAATCGTCAAGACCATCAAAATCAGCATAAGAAAAACCATATCCATCTTGTATCAATTCAATGAACAAATCGTTAGCAAAATCTCTCTTGGCATAAACTGCCACGCAACCGCCATTTTCTCTTAATGATTCAAGTTCAGTGCCAATGAGATCGGCAACATCTGCAACGTCATCAAGAGAAACATTTGTACTTTTTTTATTAGTCAATCAAAACACCACCTTAGAGTGCTTTATAAGACTTGCTAAGCGTAACCTTTATCTCATCGTGAGCAGGGGAACTCCACTCCTTTGTTTCTCCTCTGAGTGTACTTACACCGCTCTTAGCAGGTATTGTTACCTTCGATATGTTCATAAAACCTATCATACTTATCTTTTCACCGCTTGCCACAGTTTCCTTGATCACTTCTTGATAATTTTCAAGAACTGTTGTGATGTCCTTCATTGTAATTCCTGTATTATTTGCGATTGTTCTTACTAATTCCTTTGTCGTCATATTATAATTCCTTTCTATTTAGAGGCTTTTAGCCGTTATTTTTGTTTATTGAATATTTTTGTGTTTTTGTTGTAGTTTTGTTAAATAACCACGTTGAACGTTGAATCCAATCCTCGTTCCTTGTCCCACAAAAAGCAAGTACATTTTCTGACTGCCCCAACATAACCTGCGTTGTGATGCCATGCATCTGTACCCGTAACAGAAGATAAATTTCTGATGATTATACCACCATCTTCAACAACGTGTTCTGAATGTAGGTGGGCTGAATGGATCTCCCTATATGTACTTTTTCCCCATTGCTCAGATGCTTCGACTTGCATTATCTTATCTAACCGTTTCTTTTCCTTGTCGCCGTGAGTAAACCCTAAAAGCACATTTCCATAAGAAATATACTTTCTCGGTGATGTAGACAAATCAACAGTAACATTCTCGTTATTGTTGAAATAACACCACAAAGCCATTAAAGCGTGGTAACTCGACAGGGTATCGTGATTCCCTTGTACGCAAAACACTTCTACGGGTGTTCTTAAATCTCTTGACAGCTTTGATATACCATCAATCAAAAGAGTAACCCCATCTCTAAACAATGTCTGATATTTAACATCTGCATCCTGTGGTGTTCCTGCTGTTGTTGTCGTTCCTACTGTGTCAAAATGGAAGAAATCGTTCCCAACCGGGAAGATAATCTTTTCAAGGTTAATCCCCTTGCATCTTGTGATACAAGCGTCAATAATCTTGTTAAAACATTCCCTTGCAATCTGTGAGTTGTATACTTCTTTTACTATATCGCTGGTTGAAAATTTTCCTAAATGCAAATCCATTATAGGCACTTCAAGCATAAAACCGTTATTTTCGTTATCATATTTCTTTACTATCGGAGCTTTATATGTATCAACTAATTCCTTGTAAAATTCCTTTATCTCCTGTAATGAAATTTCAGTTCTCGGCTTTATAACTATCTTGCTTGAATATAATTCCTTAATTCCGTCTTTTTTGCTATATACATTCCAAGCATTATTTTTAGCGGAAACAAGTTCCCACTCTTTTATATCAAAACCATGTGCTTTCAAAAGACTATCAGGGTTCTTTAAATCATCCTCGCTTAACACCACCAACTTGTTACTCAAGTATGAGCCATCTTTATTTATTGATATTTCAGTCCTGTAATTTGTTTCAAGACTTTCTTTGTTGCCTTTATTCTTTTCTTTTTCTCTGAAATAGTCCAATACAAAAACGTTGCCGAATATTTCTTGCGAAGATGCCTTCCTAACTGTGTCTTTTGACATCGGCAAATTGTATTTTATTACTATGTCAGCCCAATCTTGATCTTCAACTCCTAACACCTTATCATGAATATCCTGTAGACATTGCTCATATTTTTCAGGTGTCAACCCATACTTGCGTAGTTGTTCTTCATATTTGTTAATTTAATATCAATCCTTTCGTTGTGAATTGGGCTTTTATTATTCGCCCCTACATTCGCTAAGTAATTTTAAACACTTCTTTGTTTCGGTTACAAAGTAATTCTTTCTATGGTGTGACTTTGTTTTTGCAAGACCGTTCTCACCAAACTTTATACCATTCTTTAAGAGATACTGCATCTCAAACTTAGTGATTCTAACTATGTGTTTTCACTTCTTTCATATAATATTTTTTTCAATCACACCCCAACGGTTGTAATATCGCCGTTAGAGAAATATCACAACCGCCAGAACGTGACCGTAAGTTATAACTTTACGATTTCAGTACCGCCCATATTTTATACCGCATCGGAAATAGCGGTGAAGCCTACTTGATGAACGCTCATCGTTCCCCCTCCATAATACATATTTTATAAATTTTTATGAACGTGGGCGAAACCCACGATAGTTGAAGGTGAACGCAAAATCATTCTGCATTTTTTTTGCATTTTTGGCAATTTTACTGTGGCTTGAAGTTAATTAAGAACCTTTCTTTATCTAATTTGTACAAGAAATTGAGTATTCTTTTTGTAGGCTTATTATAGGCATCTAATAACCTTTTGCTTGCTCCAATTCCATTTGCTAATCCCAACGAAGTTTCTATAAGCCGATTTATCGTAACTATATTGCCTATCTTAATTTTTCTCAGTTTCTCTAACAATACATTAGATTCTTGAATAAGTTTTTCTGCTACAATCTTTTCGTCTTTTTCTGTTGCGAAAAGATACTTAGCAAACGTGTCATAATCTTCTACAAGAACCCTTACTTTTGACATCTGTCTTGAGTTAGCCTTGCCGTTCATCTTAATAAAGAAGTCGGTAGTAGGGGTTGTTTCCGATGTTGACGCACCTTGTATTTTGTCTAACCATTCTTCTAACCAATTCATAGGACAGTTTAAATCTTCATTTATACGGTTTCTGAGTTTGGTTTTTGTTTCGTTTATTTCAGCAAACGGTAATTCCTTACCGTCTTTTGTGTACTTAATTTCTTTAGTATATCTCATAAATTCCGGGTAATCGCACTTAACGGTTTTAATGTTACCACTATCATCCATCATTTTTCTGTTCATAGTCATACAAGGCATCTTGCTTATGCGTTTTATTTCTTCTTCCCCATCTATCTCGTAAAGTCTTTTACAGCTATCAATAATAATCTGGGCTATAACAGAAAGGATTACAAAATTATCATATAATTCTTTTGCTTTTTCATCGTCAGGATATTCTTTCGATGCTTCAGTCCAGTAATAAGTCATAGCCAATTGTGCGAGATTACTAGACCAACCTATGCCCATTTTTGAACTTGCAAATCTGTTGTCCATTACAGCATAATCACTTTTGGTGTTGTTATATGTAATTCCACTCTCTCTTAAAGAATTAACTATAGTAGGATATTTTTCGTAACACCTTTTCGCACATTCTACAATTTCCTTTTGGTTTGTAACTAACATAAAATCTGAATCGACATTTTGTTATATTCACGGCTCTTTATCCGTGACATCTCCGCTTTTCAACGGAGTATCGGACTATTTCTTTACCCTCGTTTAACGTTAGGCACTATTTTTGCAAGAATAGCGGATAGCCTATATCTATCGTACTCGGCACTCGTGTTGGTATTATTGGTTTCCTTCCTCAACCATTAGTCTCTGAGCCCACCAAATTACTTTTACAGGATTCGTTTGGCTTGGTTGCTAATTATCTTATGTGTGTTTAAACCCACATTTAGACTTCAAGCAGTTCACCGAGTAGTTTTTGAACTACATTTCTGTAGAACCGACCCCATTATATTGAGTCCATTCCATTCGCACGGTCTTGTATATCTGTTTCTATACAATTTACCGCCATTATGTTGTTACTAAAATCAAAATATCTCGTAAATTCTTCACTGTGCTTGTTATGCAGATAGCAAATATTATTTGGGGAATTGTGTGGGTTGCGAAAGGCAGCTAAATATTCCCCGTCATTAAAACGATTAGTATAACATTGTATACACCCTCGTTCTTTTAAAAGGGTAGGGTCATTAGTCCAGTATTCCCCCACAGTATATAACAGTAACCCATAAGGATTCCCAAATATCGTTAAATTATCCCCCTTGACTTGTATCTTACCCTTGCGTAGATAATGAACATAATTTGAGATAATCTTTTTCTTTTCTTCTCTAAACCATTTTGAATTGCCAAATTCATTATTATGTCTGTATAAATCGGCAAGCATCTCATAGTGATTTATCTCATTAGCGTTTTTACGCAAAAACCTCTCAAATTCTTCATTGTCCTGCTTAAGTAATTCTACATAATCAATACTGTTCTGAGCGATAGCTTTTACTTCGTCTTTTGTGCAGGGGAGGGTATTTATCATTTGATAACTCAACTGTTGATATTCGCCTAATTTGCTTGGATGATCTGTTTTAACAATACCGAATATGTCACCATCCAAACTAACTCGATTACACCAATAAGAATAAGCTGCTTCTGGAGTGTTACCCATTATGTCAATAAACTTTCGCCATTTAACAGCATTGTCAGTGGTTATAACTTTTATATCCTTTAGATAGTGCCAATTGCCAAACATATCTTGTACTTGATGAGTAGAGTAGTCATAGCCATTCTCACTACACCAATCTTTAAAGAATAGTTGTAAATGCCCTCGCAAGCCACACATCTTAAAGAAATGATTGCGGAGAAGAGCCATACCGTTTACCCAATTAGGCAACAAATCTGATTCTATAATCCCCATACCATCCCAAATAGTGTTTTTGACTTCTGTTTCCTTGCGTTCCACAACACACTTCTTTTTGGTGTTGCCTTTTTTATCAGTATAGGTATCAGCTTTGACTACATTTGCCATAGCCTTAAAATAACTGTTTTGATCTTTTAGAATAAGAATGTCGTTTACCGGGATATGTAACATTCCTACAATTGTACTCGTTGTTAAAGGAGAATAAGCAGACATTTCAACTATCTTTGCATTATCTTTAGCCATCTTGTTGCCCAATCCCATCGTCAGCCAGTCAAATGCTTTCTTGTAAAGTTTTTGATTTATGAATATGACTTGTCCGAGCTTTGCTTTGGCACTTGTGCGAAATAGCATATTATAATGAATCGTCTGTTCACTCTTGATATTTCCTTCCTTATCTCGTATCTTATAGGTAATATCAACCCCTTCATTGTAGAATTTATCACGGATTTCTCCACGTTTCTTCTCAAAATACAATGATTTGTTCTGTTTTACTCGCTCAATAGCGGTATTTATTCTTTCTTTTGATTCAGCAGTTATGTCCGTCTTTAATAGCCCCTCAAGCCTTTTTAATTCATCATCATACGATCTGCTACCAAAATCAAAATCTAAACATACTATATCACGAGTGCTTTCGTTTCCATTTTGCTTGTTCTTGTGAACATCTAAACCGTTTGCTTTTAGAAAGTAACTGAACAGGCTGTTGTTGAGCATTGCTTCGGTATAAGTGAAATAATCTCTTACCCCCAAATTTACATCATAAAGCATTCCGGCACTTATGTTCTTAATTTTTATTCCGTATTCGCTAATATAAAATTCCCCCTTGTCATATTTAGTAATTTTTCTTTTGCCCAAGCGATTTCTGTCTCATATCCGCTTTTATTGAGAACATAAATATTTGGTAATTTCTTAACTGATTTATCTTTCTCACTATGAGAAAATCCCATCTCTTTCTTTATAAGCAGAGGAGGTTTCCCACTTGTGAGCATCTGTAAGCACTTATTAACTGTGCTTTTAGACATTCCTAAGTCTTTGACAATTTTATCGGTACTTTTGTAGAATGCTTCCGGGTAGTCAAAAGGATTAGGAATATCAGTTTTACGAGATATTATGTAAGATTTAACGTACAGATAAACAAGCAAAATGTTTTCTTTATTGACTTTATTACTTAATGACAGTATGGCTTTAAACTGCTCTATAGTAACAACTGTGAAATTCTTACTTGTATCGAATACTGAATTATTTGTTTTAATTTCAATTCCAGTGTCAGTCCTTACTTTTGATAAATTAGACTCAATTTCAATCATCTCATTTTCCACCATAACTCTTAAAACCGTTATAACATCAGAAAACACACTTGTTTTTCTATCAGATGTACTGTATCCATAAGAGTGCAATATCTTATCAATAGTAATCCAGCTATGATTCCCACAAGTCTTATAGAACCCAATAAGGATATAAACACCATAAAATTTTCTGCTCATTCCAAATTTTTTAGTAATATCACATTGGATATACCGATTTGGAATCTTTACAAAATAGCCATTTTCTTCTCCTATAAAAACACCTCCTTATATTTCTTCTCCATAGTTCATTTTTATGTCAAAAAGTAACACAAGAATAGACTGAATTAAGAAAGACCGTATAAGTAAAGTATAAATACTTTACTTATACTGCGGACGAAACTTTTTTGACAGAAAATTCAGTGAAAATTTTGAGCCTTTAGAAAAGAGAATTTTTTGTTCTCAACTTCTTATGTAATCTTTGATAACCTGAAGTCTCCATCTCTCAAGGGAACCTATTGTTTCTTTTTTTGGTATTTCATTCTTTTTGATTCTGATACCAAAATCTCTTAACATCTGATAGGTTTCTTCAAAACTTTCATTTGTAGGTTTAGATCTGAGATATTTTTCATATTCTCTCATTTCTCTTAAATCTTCTGGTGATTTCTTGGCTTCAATTCTTGTAAATGTGTACATTTCTTTTTCCTCCATAAATCTTAGAATTAGTTTCTTTGATGAGTTTAAGGTCTAATTTAACTCATAGCAGATAATTTTTTATTTTATCCACTATGAGTAAATAGCTATTTAATTTTTTGCCTTTAAAGGCAAAGAGTATTGTAGACTTCTCTCTTGTCATCTTCCTCAAGTCCACAGTATCTTATTGTTGTTTCCTGTTTAGAATGATTTAACATTCTCTGAAGAAGTGTAAGAATGTAGACATACTTATCTTTATTCTTCATAAGAGATTGATAAACAAAAGTTTTTCTTGTAGAATGACAAGATAATGTGTAGTCTAAATCAAGAGCATTCTTTATCTCATTTAAGATATTCCAAAATGATTGTCTGCTCATTGGTTTATCACTTTTTCCTCTAGGGGAGAAAAAATAATCTTCTCTTGAGTAAACTCCTAAACTTCTCAAATAATTAGGGATTACACTTTTAATAGAGTCATTCAGATAGATTGTATTTGTCTTTCCTGTCTTTTTCTCGGTAAGAGTAATCTTATCCTTTAAAGAACCATCTGTATGAAGTAAATCACCTATTCTGATCTGACTTAAATCGCTAATTCTCAGGACATTGTTAATAGCCATTACAAAATAAGTGTAATACTTTATGTTAGTTCCCTTGTATCTCTCCGGTCTGTTTAAGAGATATTCTTTCATTTCATCTATCTCTTCAAGACTTTTTATAGGAGAAGCTGCTGTATGACTCTTATTAGGATTAATGAGTTCTTTCCTATGTTTACTTGGGATGAGAGTATTCTGAGATTCCCTTTTAACACCTAATTCACTGAGCTGTTTGTGTAAACCATCTGTGTCAATCTTGACTACCGTATTTGTACTCTCTATAGGATTATCACAAGTAATCATATCCAGCGTTCCTTGATACATTTGTCTTTTCTCCTTTGCTATAAATCTTATAATCGGTTTCTTTAAGCCTATTATAACACTTCTGGTATAGGTTGTCAATAGAAAAGATACAATCTTTTTTCGTTTTCTATAGTTTATTTTGTACAAAATTTGTATGATTATTTTGGGCACTTTTTCATTCAGATATTGTTTTGATTTTCGGATGAGATAATTTCGCCACTACGAAATATTAAGTGTAATCCTCTATAAAGATAGGTTATACCTTGTTTATAGGTATAAAAAAGAGCCTGTTTTTAGGCTCGAAGTGATAATATCGGCATTCTGTTGGATATAAGCCAATAAAGATTAACTTTTTATAGGCTTGAAAGAATGATTTCAATTGATTTTCTTCCTTTTTAGAGGTTAAGTTTTATTGAGTAAATTCAATGCTTTATCGAAAAATAGTCCGAAGTGGTTTTTGATGTTTCAGATTTGAGTTAAGTTAAGTTTTGTAGGGCAGAACCCTTGTTAGATGAAGATTGTTGTTTAGATGTGAATTGATTTGCTTTGAGCAGAATTTTAGAGTAGTGTAAAAGTGGATTTAGTGTGGGTGAAAGCCTATATAATGAGATGTAAATTTAAACCTGATGTGTTGAAAAAACAGATATGAGCAGCCTGCCATCTCCAATAGCTTGCAGAAATGAGAACATACCCCGCATGAGCTTGACAAACTGCCGAAAATGTCAAGTTGACAACGGCATAAAAACCGGGTAATCAATGCAATTTTGAGCAAGCAAAATGTAAGTTTTTCCCTGTAAATTCCTTGTAAAATGCAATTTTGGCTAATGAATATTAGCTTAGTTCGGCTCGAAAAAAGGTTACAAAACGGTTACAAAAAAGTTACAAAATCTCTATAAATTGTAACCATTTTGTAACCAAATTGTAACCTTTTGAAATGTCAAAAATTGTTATATAATCATAGTTGCACAACAACAGTTACACAACATTAGTTACATAACGTGTACAATAAACCGTACAGTTTTACAAGTACAATGCTATAATATGTATACTTGTACTGTTTATAGTACACCTTTGAATTATACGCATAGTAATAAAATCGCTTTACAGCCTGTAAAATAACTTTACCTAACAAGGTTAAAAATGACTTTATAAATTCACTTAAATTATAATGAATTTACTTAACAAAACCTGATTATTATTTAAGCAAATTAACTATTCAAAATCGGTCAAAACTGCCCAAAACCGCTCAAAGTAAAAATATGTAAATATGGCTATGCCAAAATCTGTAAACAGTGAATAATTGTAAACAATTGTAAATAACCGGTGTGATCTATGCTGTCATATCAAAAAAAACGTATCGCAAAAATACGCTTTAAAATGCGATTTAAGCAAGGTTAAAATACCATAGTCAAATTACACTATAGCATATATACAAGCCGTTTAAAACGCAAAATAAACGCATTTACAACAATGTTATAATCTTTTTGCCTTGCAATTTTACGGTTATGTGATATAATCAACTCAAGTAGCAAATAACAACGATTAGTTTACTTTTCATCGTTTTCTTCTTCAGACTCTTGCTGTAAATTTATGTTATTATTTTTGCAATATTCCATTGCCCGCCGTGCATAAATTCCGATAGTTAAACCTATTGAATCCGCATAATTACGCAAATCAGCAGCGTTTTCACGCCTTAATTTGCAAGACACGGTAACCATGTTTTCTTTATCCCATTTTTTGTTAGCTTTTTTTCTTGATTCTGTCAACATAATTCATACTCATTTCTACAACATAACGTTGTTTAATTGTAATGCTTTGTGCAATTTGTATAAAAACGTGTACCTACCTACGTACAAATTTGTGTAAAACAACAACAAAAAAATGCGTTAAAACTATTGACTTTGTACGTAGGTAGGTGTATAATGTACTTGTAAGGTTAAGGGTGATACGAAAAACAAAACTACCGAAACTTACACCGCCAATTCAGGCGGTTGCTCAAACGACCGGCAAACAAAGACAAATATATACTATATCTATAAAGGTATGATATTGAGTATATTATATAATTTACAGCAAAACAAAAAAGCCGGGCTGTAGATCGGGCATAAGCACAACACGCCCGAATTAAAAAATGTGTTGTTGGTTTTGCTCAGCCGCCGCAAAGTAGTGAGTACAAAGAATTTTACATACCAAAATTGCAAATATAAGCCTATCAAATCAAAGCAAGATTAAGTTTATTGATAAGTGATAGGCTTATACATAATACAACAAGGGAGGATGTCAAAATGCTTGATATAGTAATATATTTCGCATTATTGGGGCTGATTACAGGTTGCGTAATCGTTGAAATTTTGAACGATATAAACCGCAATAAGTAAATAACCCTGTACCGCTTGAGCCCCCGCTTGAGCGGTACAACATCCCTTTGTTGTTATTATAACCCTTTAAAATGGTTTTGTCAAGTGTATTGATAGTAAACACTATAAAAACAGACTATCACCAAAGCCCAACAGGGCAAAAATACATATAAAGGATGGTTAAAAATTATGAAAACAGAAACAACAATAAAGGCAATCAAGGACAGATACAACGGTAAAATCTATAAGTGCGGATATTGTGATCTGCAAATGATCTTTAAAGGTATTGAACCTGAATTTTACAATTCGGGCGTTTACGGCTGGAACTGTGATATTTACGTTATCGGCGGGGTAGCGATCACAACGGGCTACCGCAATACTTATGGTAAAAAAATTCCGTATGAGATGATCCGCAAGTATAACGATATGATCAACAGCGGTAACGATTTGAGCGAATGCCGTTGTAACTTTATCCGTGAGATCAAAACGCTTTAAAAAGGGGGATGATAACATGAAAAATTATTATGTTGTTGTAAAGTATCCAACGCATGTTGATCTGTTAACACTTATCAACGGCAATAAACAAGCGTTAATTTTTGACAGCACAGCAGCCGAAAAGATCACTTTAAAGGCGATCAAAAGGCACTTTGCAAAAATCGGAAATCCGATTTTTTACAAGTATGATCTTGATGAACAATTTTAAAAATCCCCTGATGAGTCTTTGAGAATTAAGACGAAATACCGCCGGGATGGCGGTATTGGGATTATCCCCAAAATTTACATAGCCTTAAATGGCAGAAAGGATGGTACAAAATGTATAAAATGTATAATTATTATGAAAATGTCAAGAATGATGTAGAAAACTACATTAAGGAAAACAAGGAATATTTCAAGGCGACAGATCTTGAAGAACTTGAAGAAGAACTAAATGATAGGCTGTGAGCGTTGATCCCCCGGTTACAAGGGGATCAGGTGGTCATTAAAGGCTATAGCGGGCAAAAGCACGCTAAACATACATATTTTTACAAGGAGAAATCACAATGAAAAAAATCATACTGAACACAGAAAACAAGATTGCCGATCTCACAGAGGCGTTAAACACCGTACAGCACCGTTGCACAGCTAGAACGCTATCAGCGGAAAATATCGTTGAAATTCTCAACGGTATTCTTGCAAAATATCCCATTGCAAAGGCAAAGATGAACGGTGTATTCGTTCACTATGACGGAGCGGAACATTTTACGAATGCCTACAAACACACCCCAGAGTCAACACATTTCACAGCCGTTTTTAATGGAAAATGTTGGGCAATCACGGAACTTTACCGTGATACTTGCCCTAACAGAAACGGGTTTAATGCCGTTGTAATGCTGACGGATACCGCAAAAAAGGCACTTGTTGATGCTATGGAAAAAATAGCTTGCTGATTAAGTAACGTTTTCTGAAGGGTTTGAACGGATCAAGCCCTATCCCAGCCCGCAAAGGGTAAAAATAAAATTAAAGGATGGTTACAGTTATGGATTTTGAAGAAAAATTCAAAAAGCAAAAGGCTTTGGATAATTTTGCTTACGATATTTCAGGCGAAATTATCCGTTGCGGTGCATTTATCGACAAAGAGCAATTCCGCACTTTGAAGAAAAAAATGTATCGGGCTCACTTTGAAATCGGATTTTTGAACGTGGTGCATATATACAATTATTGTATATATATTGATGGGGATCTGTTTATTCGTATCCCGTCAAGAGACGCAGAACGGCTTGTAATCAGCACGGCTAAAAACTGCTTTGTTCCGATATACTACACACGTCCTTATTAATTCAAGCGGATTTTATCCGCTTTATCACAGTCGACAGTGCAACGATCTTGAGGCTGTGCCGATACATAATCAATTTTAAGTCGCCCTGATGGGCAAGGAGGAACAAAAAAATGAATATTGAGGAAATCAGAAACAAGAGGGTAAAAATCAGCCCGCATTCGATTACCGTTAAGGATGAATATGACAAAACTAGAGGAATAGTAAGAAATACTATTCCTTATACAGAGTGCCGTCCATCCCAAAGAATGGATATTTTCAAAACATTAAAGAATGCAGGTATTTGGGGATGCAAAGAACATGAGATAATCAAAAACGTTGTAATTGTAGATGGCAAAATATACTATTTACACGATTTAAGAGTCATTGAACAGCTTGAAAAAATCATTGCACGTTTTGAACTAGATAGCATAGATGGATTTTTTGATCACGATAAAGAAATTATTGCTATAAGAAAACAGATAGCGGAAAAAGCATCAGAGTTTTTAACCGTTATTCCGTGCTATGTTATTAAATAAGGAGGAACACATGAAAAAGTACAATGAAATTATAGGTGAAATACATTCTATAAGGGAAGAAAGAAGTAAAATTACGGAACGTTTGAATAAAAAAATTGATGAACGCTTTGAGAAAAAAACGAAAAAGGATGAGCTGCCGGAAATAGAACAGGAAATAATCACTTTACAAACGGCACTCAACGATACTATTATAGCAGAAAAACTGCTTAGAAATAATGCAAAAATAGCATTCTTTACTGAAATAATGCCTATAGTATTAGAAGTTTTTAACAAGTATTCAGGTAAGCCCTATGGGGAAAAAACAAATAAAAAAATCAGTGAGGAAATAAAACAGATAACCGGATGTATTGCATATATCAGTAAAAGCTATTCGCAATATAAATATGTTTTAACGGATTTAAAAACAAATTTATCTATAGAATGTGGTACAAAATATATTAACGGTGAACAGAAACCGTTATTGATTAATAACAAAATTCAAGCAATTAACATTGAGGAAATAGAGTTATTTTATATCAATAATATATATTTTAATGATATAAATAACACTATGGCAGAATTAAAGAGAATATATGCATTAGCATATGAGAAGCAACAAGAACTTGAAAAAATATGCTCACAATTCAACGCACTAGCCGTTGATGGAATAGAAAATATTTATTCGACAAAACATATATATAAAAACCAGTATTAAAATAGAAAGGAAAATAAACATATGTCATTTATAGTATTATTTATCGGATTAATTATATATGGTATCTGGAAGAATTGCGAACCGCAGATCCCGGCAAGTTACCATAACAATTGGAAACTTGAACAGGAAGACTCTTGGAAGGTCAGTACAGGCGAAATGTCGCAACGGCAGTTTATGAAGAATATACAGAACGGAAAATATAAATAATTTGAAAGGAACAAGATTATGAAGATAACGGAATACAGAAAAAACCTTGAAGCCGATGGTTATAAAACAAAGCGCGTAAACGGTGAATATTTTGCTTATAAAGATGGGAAATTTTATGAATTTTTTATTGACTGGTTAGGTAATAAGGATTTTTTTGAAATATCATTAGATGTAATGAACCCTGAATATGCAGAGCCTATAAAAAAGGCATTTGAAAGGAAATAAACAAGATGAAAATAAACGCTAAGAATACAAGAAAAATATCTAACCTTTATCATGACTATTTGCAGATAGATAGTGAAAAAGATTTAAAGAAAAGAAAGCTAACACTTGTAGAATATAAAGATATTGCGTTTTTTGCAAATGAATTGCAGAGGAATGGATTTTTCTTGACTTTTTCAAAGGCAATAGCAGAATATTTTAAACGCTTTGATTTTACGGTTATCCCATCACATGATTTTGAAATCAATTATAAAATAGAAATCTAAGGAGGATAAAACAAAATGAAACGTATAAAGGAATTTTTACAGCGGGATTACATATCGGAAATAGCAAGCAGCTTATTCCTTATTGCTATAGGTATAATCTATACGGCTTATTCAAGTGACGGAACACTTTTAGTATTTGCATTTCCGATAGGGATTTTTATCCTTATCGGATCAATAGCGGAGTATCGGAAACTGTATCATAACAGCGGAACGGAAGAAACAACGGAAACAGAAACACACGGAAAACATTGTGCTTGAAAGGAGAAAAAAATAATGGAACTGAAAATTGCTTATTGCTATAATCAAAAGTTTTTGCCTACAAATAGGCATAAAAAATTAAGGGAAAGGCAAATAAAAGATATATTAAAAGTAAATATAACAGAGTTATCTTCGGATATTTTTCCTGTTGCATTTATTATACATGACCTGCAATCAGTGCAAGATGGTATGACTTCTTATGAAGATTATAAAAGTGAAAAGTGTGAATACCGTATGTTTGCAGAAGAAATCAGAACTTATAAAGGAAAGCTTTACATTCCTATTCGAATTACACATGGTGCCGCAATCAGCACGATTTTTGAGAATGAAAGTTATATAATTAACTATCTTGAAAGACAGTGTACAAAAAAATGTGATATGTATGAAAATGATGAGTTTACGGAAAAATCCATCGTAATAAAAGAAGACAAAGAAGAAGTAAAACAAATGTTATATAACTGTTCAAAGCATTTTGTTTATTTTAACGGAAAATTTTGGAGGAATTGTGCTGAACCGATATATAATATAGAAACTCTCGGTTTTGGCAATAATCATGGAGGTACTGGATTTTTTATTGAGTATGGATATTCTAATATCATGAAAAATAATTTTAATGCGTTACAGAGAGACGATGCTATTGATTATGGAAAAGCCATTGCTGTTGGTCGAGGGGATACAAATTCTGTTAATCTCATTGGGAAGTATTCTAACATAGAAGTCATTATGCCAGAGATGGTAAAGATGCCCTTCAATGCTATCACAGTATCAGAAAAAGATTGAAACAGTTATGGAGGATTGACAGATGACAAAGAACATTTCATTGACAACGGAAGAAATTGAGTTAATATACTCGGCTTTGCTTGTGTATGGGGACAAATTATGCGAAGCAAACAAATTACGTCTGGATTACGAAACGGAAAACGGAATAGCTAACAGGGCAAAAAAGGCGTATAATACAGCTCGTAAAATTATTGAAAGCAATACCGATAAAACGGAAGTTTGATAGGAGGAAAAAACAAATGAAAGTAATTGAAAAATCTGTTACCCCTTTTGGAACAGAAATACAACTTGAAGATTGGGGCGATGTATATCATGATGTTGACAACTACATGATAGGGGCGTATCCTATAGCAGAAAATTCGGAAAAGTTTTCAAAAAAGGGCGAAACTTTTAGGATTAGCATTTCTGCAAATAAATATATAGGCTATACAGATGATGATGTTTTGTACGATTATGAAGCATTGAAATCTGGCGAAAAAACACTTGCGGATCTTCGTGAACATTTTTGGAACAAAAAATCGGATTGTTACCGTTTAGGAATAGAGGAGGATTAACAAATGGAAAATAAAAAATTTTATAGAAATTATGGGGTAACAGCAAGTATTGCTGAACATAAGGACGGAACAGCAACATTAAAAGTTTGTTCTATAGGATCAAAAAGCACAGAAAAGAAGTATTCAAGCAAAAAATCTGCATTAAACGCTTGGTACAGAATGTGCAATTAAGGGGGATTAACCATGAAACCAAAGTACATTAAGACAAGGGAACGTGGTTGGTGTTGGGTGTGCCAGTACGGAAACATAATCACTACAAGCACTGTATCGGCAGAGGAATGCTACCGGAAACATATCCGTAAACTGTGCGGATTATGTTTTAATGTTGAGCAGATTGAACGGAACATAGACTTTATCAACCGTCAGGAAAGAGAAGTCGAAAGGCAGTGTTATAGCTATTGACTTATTCCGAAAACAATAGTATAATAGAGAAAAACGGAGGAACGGAAAAGGACAACAAAATTAAAAGTAGATGGATGGACGATACGAGGCATATAATTTACTTGTATAATATCGTTTATTAATTAGATTAAAACTGAAAGGAATTTTGGTATGAAAGACAATATAGTAAAAGTTTTCAGAGCAGTGCTCACGGCGAAGCTCTCCAAACGCGATAAAGCTATTGCCGAGCACGACTATCCGAGCGAAGAAGATATACGTCTTGCAAAAGAAAATACCGATGACGATCCTCCTGAAAGAGTACGCAATGTTTTGATGTACTTAGAAGATCCCGAGTATTATAAGGATTCAGTCATCAAGAGTCTTATCGGCGATATTATCGAGGATGTGCTCGTGTTCAATGATGCTATCAGCAAAGCAGATTTAGCAAAAGCATATGAAGACGGCAGTTGCGATACAAAAATCGCTCTTTCTGATGATGTAGATGCTGAAATACTTAGAACTGCTATCCACTATGAAGGTGTGATTTGCAGTATCATTTAGGATATTTTGCAACGTTTGAAGAAGCTGTCGCTGCAAGAAAACAAGCAGAAAAAGACTTCTTTGGAAAGTTTCTTGAGGAACACAAAATATAGAGAATCGGAAATAAAAGATATTTTTAACGAAATAAGATTTCTGATTCAACAAGATATTGTGTTAGAATACAACAATATAACGGTTAATTCACTTTTGTGGATTAACCGTTATTTTTATTGGATTTTGCTTGTTCAGCGAGAGTCTTAGCTCTTTCTCTGATAACAGCTTTGGAAACAGAATCGGCTGTTCTATAGTCTGTTAGAAGCTGCTGTTCATCTAATGGAATGGAATCATATCTTGTTTCGCCATCAAAGAGATAACCAACGGAGACATTGAAATATTGAGCTATTTTGTTTAATACTTCTGGTTTTGGGAGAGAACCATTCTTCCACAGTGTTACTTTAGATGTGCTTAATTGAAGAATATTTTTCACAAACTCGGTTGGAGTTGTGTTATTGGATTTACAAAGCATATCAAATTGTTCAAAGAACACAAATATCCCACCTTTATTTTGTTGAAGCATACAAAAATTCTGTAAATCGGAATTGAAGCGTTGACAATTCTATGAAATAGAATTATAATAAAGACAACGGAAATCCGCAAGAATAGTTTAACACAAAAAAATCCGCTTGTCAAATGTTAAACTTTGAAAGGAGGTGAGACAAATGCGTAGAGCTACATATTCTGAGTTCTTAGAAATTTTGCAGAGATTATTAAATCATTCTGACTACAAGAACACAATGAGATACTGTGGTATTTCAGAATAAGATTTTATAGGGATACGATGTCCCTTTAGAGAAAAACAAATATGAAAGGAATTACATAACATGAACGAATTAACATTTACAGAGGACAGAAATCTCAGGGACAATTGCATCAGCCATTACGAAGTGCTGGGAAGAGTAAAGAATTTATTGCTGATACCTTACGCAGATGTGGCAACGGCACAGCAGGTAGCTGACTTTTATGATGTGGATATAAAAACAATCCACAGAGTGTACGAATTAAACAGCGAAGAACTCAAAATGGATGGTGTAGGAACAAGAGGTTATAAAAATTTTCTAATTCCACAAGTTGTGGATTTAGAAACCTCAAAAGGAAAAGCATTGCTAACTTTCGAAAATGGTGACACTTTAACTATTCCAAATAGAGGAATCAGAGTGTTCACTCGTAGAGCTATTCTCCGCATCGGAATGTTACTCCGTGATTCTGCTGTAGCAAAAGAAGTCAGAACACAGCTTCTCAATATAGAAGAAAAGACTTCTAACGAGATCAAGACGGAAGATATTAACGAGGAGCAGAGGCTGATAACAAATGTCGGAATGGCTTTCGCAAGCGGAAACATAAATGATCTGTTAAAAGCTACAACGGAATACAATGCATTTCAGAACCGCCACATTACAAAGTTAAAAGAGGACAACAAGGCTTTGGCTGGTGACATATTGGAATGGAAGGACAGAAACAAGTTAAATGCTGGAGTAAGAAAACTTGCATCCGTTACTAAGATTTACTTTGGCAAGATGTGGAACGAATTGTACAAGAACTTGCAATATAAGTATGGTATATCGCTAAAAAGAAGAGGCAACCAGCCCTATATACAGCACATTAAGCAGGATGAATGGAAATTCGTTATAATGACATTCTCTGCGATGTGCGAAGCATATGGGCAGTCGCCAAGTGATATGTTCCAACAGGTTACGCCTAAAAAGGCTTTGGAAACTAATTATTAACAAGTTTCGTTTTAGGCAATTTGATTATTCTATCAACCTTACCCAGTACAAGCCCGTTGCAGACAACGGAATCATTTTTTGTGAAGTGAATATTGGGGAAGTTAGGATTTACAGAGATCAACTCCCCTTTACCTCTTTCTTTTATGAATGTGTTGTCATTAACGGTAAAGATACCTACTTCACCGATATTAACGTCTGGTTGTTGCTTTACAAGGACTATATCTCCTTCATCAAATTGCGGGTACATTGAATAACCGCTTATTCTAACAGCATAATCAGCCTTGTTTGTTAAAGGATTTGATTTAACGTTAATTAAAGTAAAGTCGTTTTCGTCAACATCGTTTCCGTAACCTGCGGATGCTGGATTTCCAAATAGCCGAAGTGTAATTACCGTATCAGATTCTTGGAATGCCAAGCCTCTTCTGCCTGACTCATCAGCATCGGGTACATATTCCACAATATCGGAAATGTCGCATTCCAAAGCATCACATAATCTGCACAGAGTAGGCAGAGCTACAGAATCCCCTTTGCGAATAGATTGTATTGTTTTCGGATTCAAAGGATCAACCTTTAAATATCGCAAAGAGTTTAAACTTACATTCTTTTCGTCAAGAAGGTGGAATAATCTGTCGTATTTAATTGGCATAATAATCACCTCATCTTACCTTATTGTACCATTAAGTAACCACAAAGTCAAGAAATTATTTGTATAAAAAGTTACACTAATTTTTTCTGTTACTTTTGTATACTTTTACTATTGATAAAAAGGTTACATTTTGGTACAATTAGCATCACAAGGTTACATTAGTAACAAGTAACAAAAATTATAGGAGGATACAAAATGGAACACACACTAAGTACCTGTACCGTAAAAACATTCACGGAACGGTATGAGAAACAAAAGCTAAACTTTGACTTCACTATTCAGCGTGATGGTGGGCAGTGGAATAGTGAGCAGCAGAGTTTGCTTGTTCATTCTATTCTTGTAGGCATGATTGTTCCTGCTTTGTACTTTATCAAAGAAGAAGTCGATAGCGGGGAAGTGTGGACAGTCATTGACGGAAAACAAAGATTGTCAACTCTGATGGCATTTTACAACAATGAGTTTAAGTTATCTAAGGACACCGACAACATTACTATCGGTGACAAGGAATACATAATAGCCGGACTCAAATACAAAGACTTGTCTGAGATACTTCAGGAGCGTTTCACAATGTATCCTTTTGATATTGTCTATCTGAGAGGGTATACAGATGAGGAAATAGAAGAACAGTTTTATCGCTTAAATAATGGCTCTATTTTCACAAAACAGCAGAAGGCTGTAGTACAGTTAGGCACGGAACTTGCAAGCAAAATCAATGAGATTGAGAAACATCCGTTCTGGGAACGTGTAAATATCAGTAAATCTCAGAGAAAGCATGGAGTTGTTAAGGAAACAATCTTAAAATGTTTAATGTTGTTAAGCGGTTATAATTATGCTCATTTTGGAGCGTGTGAAGTTGTTAAATTTGCTAAATTCTTCAGCAAAAACTATGATGATAAACAGCTTGAATATTTTACTGACATTCTTGATAAACTTAATGATAATATTGTTGATACGGATGACAACAACAAGATACTCAAGCCTATAAACATTCCTGCTATCGTTATGAATGCAGATTTCTGTGATGAAAACGATGTATCAGATACTGACTATGAAAAATTCATCACCGATTGGTTTGAAACTGGTTGCAAAAGCAACGAATATCTTGAATGTTGTGGATCAGGCAGCACACACAAAACAAAAGTTGAGGGAAGAGTAAAAGTAATGAATGATTTTCTCCTTAATTTTATAGGGGAATAAAGGTATAAAAGAAGGGATAATAGCATGGATTCAAAGATAATTTGGGATTTGAAAGATAGCTTAAGCCAGTACAACACACACATTATAGATGGTGAAGTTTGTTACGGAGGATGTGTGGAAGATAATCCTATAGGAATCGGGTTTTATAGAGATTTTAAAAGGATAAAGTGGGTGCTTCCTTTCAATTATGAAAATGTTATTGATGGTATATGTGTTAAGAAAAATGATGATGGATCAGTTGATTATGTCATTACTTTTGATGATGATACAAGACCTATCAATATAAGAGCATACAATCGGAAGGGATTAAAAACAATTCCTATTGATGAAATAACGGGGAATGGATTGGCAACGGTTTTAACGGAAGAACTTGTCGATGATAACTTTAGTTATCTTAAAGTTAATGACAAAAATGTTGCTGTAGTAGCATTAGATTTGTTTAAACTTGTACTCGATAATGTTCAAAGAAAAAAACTGACTGAGATAATTGAGGATGCTGAAGAAAAGTCAATTATAAAGCAAGTTGATGGCAATTTAACTCTTTGTTGTGTTTTCAATTTTGAAGATAATACTTTCAGATTTGAGAGATTAAATATAAAAGATTTTGCTGGGGATAGTCCTCAGAAGATAGAAATTTCACGACAGATACATAGTAACAATAAAATAAGTAACTATGCTACAAAAATAGTAAAACAAAAGAAAGAAAATGACGGAAAGATAGCCCTTATTGACGAAATAATTAAGGTATTCCCAAAGAAATGTGAGAAATATGGGATGTCTATTTCTCAGAACGAGTAAAAGTGGAAGGAGAATAATATGGCTTGTAGAACTGCTGAACCGATTGTAACTTTTGCGGAAATTAGAAAAATTAATAAAATTCTGCAAGGAGAAATTTGGATTGCAGACTTAGGTGAAAGAGATGGTAGCATCCAATGTGGGAAAAGACCTGTTATTGTTCTGCAAAATGATGTAGGTAATAAATATAGTCCCACTACCATAGTTGTACCTCTAACAAGCCAACTAAAGAATCTTTTGCCTGTGCATACCGATCTCGGCATAGAATGTGGACTCAAAAAAACAAGCACTTGTCTTATGGAACAGATTGTGACGATCAACCAGTCACAACTTATCAATAAAATAGGCGAATTGAACGAAGATGGATATAAAGCTATCAAAAATGCCATTGTTGCATCTTTTAAAGGCATACTTTAATTGACATTTTGGGTTGTTTCGTGTATAATTTTGAGTAATGACATATAAGGAAGGTATTGGTATGTATAACGCAGAGGTAAAAGAACTGTATCTTAAAATTTCATCTAATTCGATGATAACTAAGAGTTATCTGAATAAATTAGAACCTTTTGAGATAAAATTGGGCAAAGATTTTGGAGAATTTTCTGATACAGAAGTAAAGGAATCTGTTCTTGAAATCGTAAAAAATCTAAAAGCTGGAAATACTATCAGCGTTGTTCTCACTAATATTAAGAAGTATCTGCTTTGGTATTGCGAGTATTATAATAAAGAAACATACAATATATCGGAAGTTTTTAATGAAATAAGAAAAGAAAAGAATGTGAACGTTCACTACTACAAATCCTTTCCAGATTTTTTTGAGGATTTGTATACAAATATGTATAACGATGTTCTAAAGCAGAATTTTTCGCAAACATTGATTAGGGAAAAGAGACAGTTAATTTTTGATAGATACAATGTTGGGTTGTGTTCAGCATTACTTGCTTGGTGTGGGTTATCTGGTGATGAGATTTGCAATTTAAAAGCTACTGATGTTGATTTTAACAATGCTACAATACGCTTATCCGATAGAGAAGTTTCGTTTTCTAATACTATTCAGGAAGTTTTAGAGAGGACTATATATGCAAATAATTATATAGATAAAAATGGTGAATATGGGAGATATGAATCGTCTTGCTATGTACTCCGTAGGCAACAGGTGGGGCAATCTTATTACAATGAAATTGATTCTAATAAAATTGAATTAGAAAATGACAACAATACCCCTGTATTAAGATACTATATGCAAAGACAAGTGTCACACATATTACCGGGGCTGGCTATTAGCTCAATCCGTGAGAATGGCAGCTTCGTAAGAATGTATGAAAAAATGAAAGAAGAGAATGTCTTTAGAAATGGAAAATTACCAAAGCGTATAGACAACAGTGCTTATTATGAAGATTGGATATTAAAATTGCCCCGTGGCTTAAAACAAGATACGATTCTTCGTTTTAGACTGTTTGTACGAGATATGAACAAATAAATAAAAACATGTTAAGATCACTCTGTTAGCAACAGGGTGATTTTTTTGTTGCTTTTTTCTAACATACAATCTTTTTTGATTGACAAAAATCGAAATTAGGATATAATAAGAGATGTCAAAGAAACAAATTATAAGATTTATAAAAGCGGTGATAAAATGAATAAGTACAAAAGACAAGACTTAATAACTCTCGGTTTTCTCGGTTTATGTTTTGCAATTATAACATCAATCTATATAGGAAACAAAAACGATAGTGAAAGTAACTTGAGCAGTGAAGATAGTGAATATCAGATAAATACGAATTACTATGATTGTGGCAATCCTTTTAGGTTGACAGTTGTTAAGCCTAATACCGAAAGTGATTCTAAATGGGAACATAAAGAAATTACATCTAGCGAGGGAAATCAAGAAGCTGCTATTATAAAAGACACAACATCTAAATTTGAAATAGGAGAAGAATGTGAGATTCCCGGTGTTCCGACTCATGTTAAGTTTTGTACAGACTATAGATCTTATGATTTATGGTACACTCCTCATTACAGGCTTCAGCAGGTTGCGTGGACTGATGAATATGGATTGAGAAGATACAACAATGATTACTTAGTAGCTTTAGGCAGTTACTATTCAACCGATATTGGTGATAGGTTTGAGGTTACATTAGATACAGGTAAGACTTTTACGGTTATGATGGCTGACGGCAAGTGGGATATTGATTGTGATGAAAACAATATGTACACACCAACGATTGACTACAATGGAGAATATGCTGGGAATTTGCTTGAATTTATAATGGATAAATATTCAGTTTCAAGCGAGATGTACGGATATGGGTCACTTGATTACTACGATGCTTTTAAGGGTAGTGTAATTAAGATGGTTTATCTCGGCAGAGATGATTCTGCCGATTGGGATACATACTATTAATTATTAAGGAGAATAAAAATGATTTTTAGTGGTTTTGAATTAAAGGAGAGACTTATTCGTTTACGAATTAAAAGCGAACTCACAACCTCGGATGTTGCGGAATACCTTGGAATTGAAGAAGAAGAGGTTATAAATATAGAAAACGGTAAATCTCCTTTGTTAGCCAGTATAGTAGATGAATTGTCAAAACTTTACGGTGTTTCTGTCACTCGTCTTATGAAAGATGACAACTATTTAGTAGGCGTTCCTTCTTTAAAGGATTGTGACATAAAAGATCTGAGAGACATAGCCAAAATTAATAAGATTGCCTTGAATTTGGGACAGATGAAAGAATTAGCAGGTAACTTATGATAGTTTTCAGAAAAACCACAGAAACAAAAACAAAATACTTTAGCAAAGAAATTATAACGTTCAGAAAGTTACTCCTTTTTGGCATAATACCATTATTCATTTCGGTAACAAAGGAAACAAAACCGTCGTGAATTAAATAGTGAGAAATTAGGAAGAATGGTTGAAAAATGGATTTAGCGTAGAGATAATGTTATGGGGTGTTTGCGGAATGGTAAATAAGCTAACGAAAGGAGAAAGATGTAGCGTAAATGATAACATATGAAAGTATACCAGATGGATATGAGTTTTCTACAGAATTTCCAACATACATTTTAGGGTTTTGTCCTGATACGTATAGTTGGTTTGCCACTAATCAAAGATTTTTCTTTTACGAATATCCTATGGATTTTCCAAACGAGGAGACTGCAATTGAATATTTCAAGAGAAATCCAAAAGTGTTTTATAATTTGGAAAAAGAAATGAGCATATATCGCCCTTCATTTTGTAATGATGGCGTTTGGTTGGAAAATACAAAGGAACTTATAACGATAAAAGATTAGTTTTATAGGGGAGTTTATTTATGACCATTATATTCAGACAACGTACATTCTCAAAAAGATGGAAGATACAAAAAGACTGGGATGTTGGGGTAAACCATACTACAGCAACTATTGTTGCTGATGAGAAACGCTATGTCCTTAGATCTGATAAGAAAATAACAGAATGTGAATGTTGTATCAGCTCAATTGAAAGTATGGGAATAATAGAGGGTGGAATGATTTTTATAAATAATGACGCAGACGACATAGAGGGTGGTACTTATTATAAAATCTCAAAAATAATGCGTGATACGAATTGGAGACTAATAGTCTATCTCGAAGATGAAATTAAAGAGGATTTTTCTTCAGACCAAGATAGATGGAAGTTAGAGGACAAACTTTTAAATGTTGACAAGCTCGAAGAATATAAAAGAACTCATAAATACAAACACAGGTTTTTTAATTTTAAGAAAGGTTGATAAGAGATTATGAACAGAGATAAAGCATCTGAGATTATAAAAGTAATGGCGAGAATTGAAAAGATTGAAGATTATTTAGACTTCTTTAAGGATAGATCTTATCCAGATGAGTTCAAAATTCGTTATAGAGGAACTGAATGCCTTGAACTTGAACAAGAAGCCTTAGATACGATTATTGATTATTACGAGAAAGAACTCGCAGAGCTAAACAAGAAATTATCTGAGTTATGAGGAGAAATAGACAATGAAGATAACCATAGAATACACGCTGTATCCTGACAAGGACTTTTGCCTAAACAATCCTGAGAAATTCAATGGGAAATTTGTAGATGAAATAGACAGTTATGTAGGAAAAGTTAGTTTTGACGGGGCAGAGCCTATCATCGAGGCTAAAGACTTTTTAGAGAGATTACTATGTGACGGCATTCATGTTAAACCCAGTTGCTACTATCTTCTTCAACATTTTTGCGATGTTATAGATAATCTTGAAGATTTTATAAGCGACAGAAATTCTTTTATCTTAACAGAACCGGAAATCGAATATTCTCAATCCATAGGTGGCAACTATGAAGGAACGGAGTTTAAGGTTACTATAAGTAGAGATGAAAAAACGGCAAAGAAGATTTATAGCGTAGAAACAGAATTACATGGTTACGCAGACGATACGTTTATAGGAACAATTGGTGAGTGTGAGGACTATATACGCAATCATAACCTTCTTGAATCCAAAGATATTGGAGAAGTTAGAGTGGCACTTCTTACAGTGCAGAATGACGGAGAAACACACTGTGAGGAATTGTATAAATGCGAAAAAGCGTATAGAGTTGACGAAAATCAGAATGCTGTATCGTGTATTGTGTATAGAAAAATGATTCGTTAATAAAAGACGGCTTTTATAATAATCAACAGTGGCGGAATAGGTAGACGCTAGTATGGCTGTTGTAATGACAGCAATAAGTTTACTTGCGGAAACGGCATGAGAATACAGAGCGAGACAATTCAAACCTATATAAGTAGGCATCAGAAATGATGGGAACGAGATTGTCATGTGTGGTGCAAATCCACACCTGTTGATTAGCAAGTCTTATCCTTAAGCCTTTAAATGAAGGTAACTCTGGGTTTGTATGTTTCCCGTATAGAGTTTTAAAAACAACAGAAAAACATACAACACGCAAAGGTAGCCCAACGGCAGAGGCAATGGACTTAAAATCCAGTCAGTATGAGTTCAAATCTCACTCTTTGCACCAGCGGATATTTACATTCCGCTTTCTACAAGCGATAGCTTGCATGAGAAGTAGACGAACCGGTTATTCTGTGATTGCAAGGTTGAAAATATCTGCTCCAATCCCTTAAATAGTTATATCTCCTGTGGGAATATGACAGCCTTGGTGTTGCGGCAACAAGGTGGGTTATACGAAATAGTATCAGGTGATATGTGCGATTGTGTAAAGAAAATAAAAAATGTCAATAATTAATTCTTGAACAACACACATATTGAGTACACTCAAAGCATTTTCTCTCCCCTATGCTTATCTGATACTATTAACATGGAGATGTAGCTCAGTTGGTAGAGCAGCAGGCTTTTAATCTGCGAGTCAAGGGTTCAAATCCCTTCATCTTCACCAGCCCGAAAGGGTAAACTTCGATGATGGTTTTCATAGGGGTGTAACTCAGTGGTTAGAGAAATTTGTGTCGTGGGTTCGAATCCCACCATCCCTAAAGGTCTTAACCTCGAGACCTTATAAATAAAGAAGGAGACACTTGCTAATACTCGTAGTCTCAGTATCTTTAAAAGCAACAGAACGAGGACTGACCAGTGATTCATGAGTTGTTGGTTGGGTTCAGTAGTATAATTTAGCCTGTATCGGCTTGGTGTATGGGATTGCATAATGGATGTGGTTTCTGACGCACACTGAATATTCCGGATATTTCAGAGGAAATAGACCGTACTACTGAATTAAATTGTCGCTATGGTGGAATGGCAGACACGGCAGACTCAAAATCTGCTGATAGCAATATCGTATCGGTTCAAGTCCGATTAGCGACACCAACGCAGATATAGTTTAATGGCAAAACGTTGGTTTCCCAAGCCGAAGTTGCGGGTTCGATTCCCGTTATCTGCTCCAAACGAAAGGATAATAAAACGGTTTCGTCATAAGAAATGCGGAAATATCTGAGTAGGGTTCTATACTCGTACAAACCTATTCTCACCCTAGAAAGTTAAAGAGTGCGGGTAATATCAAAAACATAAAAGCCACGTTTTGTGTGGGTAGTGAGAGTGCGAAACCTAAGCGATTGAGTGGCAGCATCGCCTAAATAATTCGTAATGCACCACCCTAGTTTTTACGGTTATTAGGGATAGTGTGTGATTTGCTACATCACACACTTACATTGGCACATAGTGAAGTGGTAAACACATCAGACTTTGACTCTGATAGCGTAGGTTCAAATCCTACTGTGCCAGCCAGGGGCTTTTGGTGTTATGCTACAGGTACTACCTGAACCAACGGCAGCGATGTCGTCAGAAAGGGGTCTAAATTTTGGCATTTAGCAGGGCAGTTAAATGTGTTAATTAGAATTAAACGAGGAAACGCCAGATCCACCTTTCAATCGTTCTAAATGTTAGTTCAGTTTTGGCACTCTGAACTAAAATAAAAGTGCCAAACATAATTGTAAGACCGCAAGAGGTTAAACAATATCCAAGAAAATAAAAGGAGAAAAATATGACAAAGTATTTAAAAATTGAAACCCCTTTTGAAAGAGCTGCTGACGGCTCAAAGAAACTTATAGAGGGAAAATTCAGAAACGAAACCGTTGAATATCTTGCAAACTCCGAGTGGGTATTTACTGAAAAAATAGACGGTACAAACATAGGGATTGTTTGGGATGGACATAAAGTTACATATCAAGGTAGAACTGAGAATGCACAGATCCCAGCTCATCTTGCAAATAAACTTGTAGAATTGTTTGGTGGAAATTCTAACGAAGAACTCTTTGAACAGAAGTTTGGAGATCAGCCGGTGATTTTATTTGGTGAGGGGTATGGCGTAAAGATAAACGGAGGAGGGGCATATAGACCAGATGTTTCGTTTATTCTTTTTGATGTTTATCTTCCTGCGGGCAATATATGGCTAAAGAGAGAGGCTGTAGAAGATATTGCTCGTACTTTTAATATTGATGTTGTTCCTATTATTATGAGAGGAACTATAAAACAGGCAGTTGACTATGTTAAGACAAAGCCAGTATCAACAATAGGAACGGCTAAGATGGAAGGATTAGTTGGTAGACCTGCGGTTGAGTTAAACGACCGTATGGGTAGAAGAGTTATCACGAAAATTAAGGCTGTTGACTTTGAATAAGGAGAGAAAATATGAGCGATTGGATAAGTGTGGAAGATAAACTTCCCGAAAATTTTGGAACATGGAAAGAATATTTGATAACAATGCTTTACCCACGCAGTGAATATGAATATCGTGTAGTAGCAACCGCATTGTATGATAGTCGTCAAAAGATATGGCATTTAAATCCTTTCAGCGAAGAGGGTGAAGAGAAAACTGTAAACGCTTTAATCTTGCCTTGCACCGCCGAGAATGGTGAGATAAAAATAACACATTGGATGCCGTTACCAAAGTCACCGGCTGAATTTTGAGAGGGGCATAAAATGATTTTCTATATTATAAGTGCTTTCTTTGCAGGAGTTGCAATTGGTTCAATAATATCACTTATTGTTTACAATTTGACTAAATAAGAGGAGAAAAGATGAGAGAAATTTTATTTCGAGGCAAAGGCGATAAAAGATATAACGATGGCGAGTGGTGCTTAGGCGTTCCGATTAAGTGCTATGACGGCGATTGGCAAATTTGCACTGACCATATCAGAAGAACTGTTATCCCCGAAACGATAGGACAGTACGCTGGATCACCAGACAAGAACAACAAGAAGATTTTTGAGGGAGATATATGCAAAGTCACAATGTTCACTTGCGAAGGCAAAGACAAACACTACTTGTGTGAGGTGTGCTTTGACTGCGGTTCGTTTGTCTTTAGGGAACGTTCTGGCTTCGACATTCTGCCCGTGGATATTTATGATTTTGAAACAGACGTTGAAGTTATCGGCAACATTTACGATAATCCTGAGCTGATAGGAGGCAGAATAAATGGATAATCTAAAAATCGGTGATAAAGTCATTATGAATGACAAATATTGGGTAAGTGCAGAAAATAAAGGCAAAGTATGGACGGTTGATTCTGAACCGTGGGAGTGTTGTGGAACGACCGTTGTAAAACTTGAAGGCAAGGTGGGTGGTTATGCAGTGGATGGGCTAGATTTGATGCCTAGATACATAAATGCCAATTCCAAGTTAATAGGAGGTACGAACAATGGCTGAATATCTTGAAAAAGAGGCTTTTAAACTATGGGCGAAACATTTTTTGACCAATAGTTCAACACTTTTAGACGTGATAGACCGTACAACACCCGCTGACGTTGAACCAGTAATACACGGGCATTGGATATATGAATGCAGTCTGCCATCAGCATCAGGGATCGGGGAAACATTGCTTTGGAAATGCTCTGTTTGTGGATACATTTCTTTCAATATATCCACTAAATACTGTCCTAACTGCGGAGCAAAGATGGACGAGGATACAAAATGTTAAAACCAGCTTTATTATACAAAGAAGAAATCCAACGTGAAATTTCAAACTATATTTATAACGAAGATATGTTTTTATACACTGGAACGTTGGGGTTTTATACTCCGAATTTTGAAAATAACGATGACGGTACTTTGTGTCAGTACGCAATTGTAAATGAGGGAAAGGTGATAGGCTATTTCTCATATCATGTCGATTGGTATGCTTCCTGCGTCAATAACATTGGATTATTTTCTTTTGATAGAAAAAATAAGACGATAGGAACTGACGTTTACCGTGAAATTAGAAAGCTAATTCGTGATTATAAAATACATAGAATCGAATGGCGCATGATTGGCGGAAACCCTGTTGAAAAGCATTACGATAAATTTTGTGAGAAATACAACGGGAATAAGCACATATTAAAAGATGCTATTCGTGACAGACAGGGGTATTATCACGATGATGTAATCTATGAGATTATAACGGGTGGGTAAATATTTTAAACAGATAAGGGGTCATCTCATGGGCGTAAATGAAGAATTAATACGACTTGTTCAAGAAAATCCAGAATTGCCTATAGTTCCTGTAGTATATATCGAAAACTGCTGTGATGATTATAGCTCGTTTTATGGTAGGTTTGATTCAGTGGACATAGGAAGATATGCGGAGTGGGACGGACAAATTTACACTGACGTGGATATGTTCAAAGAAGATTATTTATTGCAAAACGGAAATGAGTTATATACAAGGTATAAAGATGACTATTCAGTAAATTTGTGCTTGCAGAGAATTGCAAGTGGTTATTTTAAAAAGGCTATTCTGCTGTATATAGATGTGTAAAAAACAAAACAAGTCTTTTATCGCAAGGAGGTTATACATGAGCAAAATAGAATCAATAAAGATATACAACAAGGAATCTGGTGAATTAATTAAAACGATTAGCAATTCAATGGATGTAAAGCCTATCAGTGGTGGCGAGCCGAAATCCACACCCAGAAGGAAACCGAATACACTCTTATACGCAAAAACATTGGCTTTTGTAGGACAATTAACCTCTATCTATAAAGAACACGAAATAAAAAGTGTAGTAATATGTAAAAGTCATAAAAAGAAACGAATAAACAAGAAAATTCAAGACAAATTTGGATATAAAACAATTATCTATACTAACGATAATCTTGTGATAAGGTTTTTTACAAAATTCCCGATGATTATGAAATAGTGAGAGGAGAAATTTTATGATAACTAAAGAAGTGTATGTTGCTTGTGACGGAATAGAGTTCTATGACGAAGATGAATGCAGAGAATATGAAGATGAATTAGATAATTTGCAAGTTCCAGATCTAATTAAGGCACTAAAGGTGATAGCGTCAAATAAAGTTATCTTTTCGTTAGGTAATTGTGATAGATGTCCACTAACGTCAATTTGTGATTCGTGTTTCAACGACCATCCGCCTTGCTATTGGCACGAAAATAATATATTGAAATTAGGAAATTAAAGGAGATTTAAAAATGGAACATATTTTACAATTTGGCATCAATATTGATGACGATATGATAAAGAAAACTGTTGTAACTACAGCGTCACAGCAAATCGTAAACAGTATAAGACAAGATATTATGAAACAGCTAACCGGCAATAAAAAGCCAACAGAATGGGATTACACAAACAGATTAAAAAATCTGGTAGAGGAGTGTTCTGAGACTTTTATCAAAGAATATAAGGACGAAATAATAGAGAAAACTTCGGACAAGTTAGCAGAGAGATTAATAAAAACAAAAGCCATTAAAGATATGGTAAATAAAGCCGTGTCTGACTTAATGAATTGAGGCGGTTATATGACAACAAAGTATATTGCTTATGATGGTAAAGAATTTGACAACCCCTCAAATTGCAAAAAATACGAGAGATATTCTCTAAAGGCAAGTGCGGGTGATGCGTTTAAATCTATTAAGACGTTAGTTGCAAATTCTGCAATTGCAAATCAAAACTGTACCGAATGCCCGTTTTGTAATCAATGTTCTTATTTGTTTAACGAACTTCCACCTTGTGAGTGGAATGTTAAAGGGATTTTAAAATTATGAGAATTGAGATTAAAAGTGTACATTACCATGACGAGCCTGAAACCATATTGTACAGATACCCAGAATTAAAAAGTTATAATCCTTATGTCAGATTTTTGGACGAAAATAATATACGAGGCACAGTTGCTATAGAGGTTGAGAGCGTAGCTGATCTTATATGCCTTAGTGAAAAAATAGACACCGACATTATTGTCGATTCAACAGAACACTGTTTGCTTTTGTATGACGATTATATAGAATGAATAAAAAGGAGAAAACAAGGATACAGAATGAAAACAATAGTAATTAACTTATTCGGAGAACCTTCCGCAGGAAAAAGCACTTGTGCAATGGATATTACTGCTAAACTAAAAAGGAACGAAATAACGGCTGAGTATGTTTCAGAGTTTGCAAAAGACAAAGTGTGGGAAAACGATAGCGAAGTTTTTAGACATCAAGAATACATATTTGGCAAGCAGTCGTTTAAGATGGGTAGAGTAAAAGATAAAGTGCAAGTTATGGTTGTCGATTCTCCGTTAATATTATCGGCGGTGTATGATAAACAGCTTGGAGAAAATTTTCGTGCCACGGTGTTGGATATTTTTAACTCTTACAATAACAAGAATTACTTCTTAGTAAGAAATCACCCATACGAAAATGAAGGGCGACTACACAACGAGCAAGGGGAATTTTTATAAAAACATAGGAATTGATACACCTATATATAAGTTTGATATAAATCCTCAAGCAGAAGGAGTCGAATTTGGCGACAGTAGACATCTTCCTTTGAAATCAGAATCCATTTTCTGCGAGATGTTTGACCCTCCGTTTTTAGCAACAACAGGAAAATCTCTTTCAGAAGATACTAAGTCCAATAAGATTAATAAAAGATTTGGAGTTTATCCGTCTGAGCAGGATCTTCATCAGTTTTACATAGACAGTATGAGAGAATCGTACCGGTTATTAAAAGATAAAGGAATATTGATTTTTAAATGTCAAGATAAAATAAGCAGTGGCAAACAATATATGTCTCATGTGTTCATTATGAATGAAGCTGTAAAGATAGGGTTTTATCCAAAAGACCTGTTTATACTTTTAGCGAGAAATCGGATAGTTGCTAACTGGCAACTAAAAAATCAAAAAAACGCAAGAAAGTTTCATTGTTATTTTTGGGTTTTTGAGAAAAGTAGCAAAAAGATACAATATACAGAAAGCAAAAATCCCTGATGTAATATTGAAAACATCTAATATAAATGTGTTAAAAAGAAGGGGAGATATGGCAAGAGAAATTAAAATCAACAAGAAAAATCTCAGTTTAGAGAGAAGATATGAGATAAGGGAAATGCGTATGAACAAAGCACCGATGATTGCTTTTATCATAGAGTTAGTGCTTGCAACAACAGAGATAATATTAGTGTGCAATCTTGTGATAGAAATCGTTACTAAAGTATTAGGTGTTTTGTGTGGCGTAGGTCTTTTAGGATTTTTTATAACCGGTATGGTATGTATAGAAATTCAAATGGACTATGATGAATGGAAAAACAAGTACATAAATAGAAGAATTAATAAACGTTGGAGAAAGGACAAAAAATGGCTTATATAAAAAGAGCTGGTGGACTTATATCACGGAAAGAACTTTTTGATGATATACACCATTGCGTTAGATTTACCTGTAAAACAGGCGATTTTAGTGAGATAAGAGGTGCTAGCAAAATTATAGATAGAATAGAAGTTGCCCCAGAAATAGACATAGAAAGAGCGTTAAACAACGCAATAGCTTCTACTGAAATGGAAGGTTTTGAGATTTCCGAAAAGGACAGAGAGTTGTTGCTCAAACTTTTAAAGAAAGAACTGGGGCTTGACGAGGTTATTGAGATTAAAAACAAGGAGTTTAAAAATGGGTAAAGAAATCTCGATTCAGTGGATGTGCAAACCAAATATCTATGACGGCGATGTATCCACCATTATTAAATATCTAATGGCTAATGCAGAAGATGAAGATGAGTTTAACACTGATTGTGAGTACGAAATCAAGATCGCTTGGCAAATATTCTCTAATAGAATGTGTCGAGGTAGCTCGTGGGTAGATGTTACTGAACATAATCTGTACAGATTTGCAAGATGGTTAATGACACATTATAGAGAATCAGACGGTAAGTGCGTAATTGAAAGGTGACATGAGTGCAATGAGTAAACTAACCATAGAAGAAAGGATAGAGCGTATTGAGACGATCAGAAATGTGTTTAGAAACGGAAAGGAAAAAGAAATGAGCAATATAGTACAGGTAAGATTTTTACAAGATCCATCCAAGAAGAGATATACATTTAACGTACCTTGTAATGAGAAAATTTGCAAGGGAGATGTGGTACGGATAAGAAATAAGAATGATAGTGAGATGATTGCTATAGCAGAAACCGATAGCGAGATGCTTAGTGAGAATGCTATTGATATGATTATGGGTGGCAAGGATGTTATAAGCTGGGTTATCGGAAAGTACAAGTACGATGAGTTTCTTAATCTCAACATAACCACAAAAGCTATAAATATTAGCAACGACTTAACGATTACGAGAGAGAATTTTAAAGATGTATGAATGTATAAATCCAAAATGTGACTGGACAGGTTACTGGTGCGACTTAGAAGAAAAGAAAGAATATGCTGGCGAATATCAAGGATATGACGTGTATCTATCAAGTAAGGTGTGTCCACGTTGCCATCAGGAAGTGAATATAATTACGTTTGGATGGGAAGAATAATGAATGCTAATATTGCTTTTTTTGCAAAATCAAAAGATGGAAATGGGTTCAATAAAATCTCTACAATGATCGGGAAACTTTTATTTTTGCACTATGATATTAATAGCAATTGTGGGGATGGCAACATCTCCATAGGAATCGAAGATTCTTACACAAAATCTGAAATTCAGATAGATAGATTTATTGACAATAAAAGAAGTTTTGCTAATGTAGCAAAAGATAAAGATTGGATTTCTGTCAATATTTTTATTGACGATAAAAATTCATAAGAATCAAAGTTTTTTATTTGACTTTTTCTAAAAATGTGTTATTATATGCTGTGCAAAGAAACCAATTATAAGATTTATAAGTGCATCGGTGGCGTGTACTTGTAATAGGAAAAGCCACTTTTATATAGATTTAAATTCTTTATTCCAGTCTGAAAAGGCTGTTTATATAGATAAAATATTTGTTTTATTGAAAGGATGATTAAATGACGTTTCAGGTTAAGAAGGCTAAGAGAGAAAAGATTTATACTAAGATTGCGTTAATGGCACCATCGGGTGGTGGTAAGACTTATGGTAGCCTTAGATTAGCAACAGGTATGGCTGAAGAAATCGAAAAGGAGACTGGTAAGAAGGCGAGAATTTTGCTTGCAAATACAGAGCAGAAGCGTGGTTATTATTACGCAAACGAATTTGATTACGACATAGTTGATGTAGAAGCTCCTCACAATCCTGAAAAGTATGTGGAGTTGATTGATTTCGCTGTTGCCGAAGGTTATGACATTCTTATAATTGATTCTTCTTCTCACGAATGGGAAGGTAAGGGCGGTTGTCTTGAATTACATCAACAGGCAGGAGGTACTTATCAGGCATGGGGTAGACATACTTGCTCCTGTATGCAGTAATGCGTACAGCAAAATTCGTGAACATTATTACTCAATGGTGTACGATTTACGATAGGAATTGTAGGAAATGACAATTAGAAATCGTGCTAACTGGGGAATCTAAGTTTACTACTAGGGGTAAATATGACAATCCAGTGCTAAACTAAATAGTCTAAATTGATAGCAATAACAATATTGAATGTAACATATTTTGAAAAAGATGGAAAGCTATTAATTTAGATTATTATGAAAGTCAAGAGACTATCCCTACGGGGAGTACGTTGGAGGATGAGTTACCAGCGGAAGTGCGAATCATCCATTTGCCAATCAGAACGGATGAAGATATAGTCCACACCACATAGAAATATGTGGGTTAGTGAAGGTCACACCTAGACATAACAAATTTATAAATGCCATCGCTGATTCTCCTATACATATTATTGCAACAATGAGAGGCAAAGATCAGTATGAAGTCAGCAAGGATGACAGAGGTAAGACTTCTGTTCAGAAGTTAGGGGTTGGAGCAAAACAGAGAGACGGTTTTGAATATGAATTTACAGCAACATTTTTAATAGACCAAAAAACCAATTGTGCAGAAGTACAGAAAGATAACACTCATATTTTTGAACACGAAGGAGTAACTCTTTTAACCGAAAATCACGGAAAGAAGATAATTCAGTGGGCAAACTCAGGGAAAGGGTATACTCCGGTAGTAAGAGAAAAAGAAACTGCTGATAATGTTGAAGACGAATTAAAGTCTATCAAGAAGGAAATTGTTTCGGTATGCACACAGCTTGGTGGGCAGAAGAACGAAACGCTTATGGCAACATTGAAGTCTTTCGTTGTCAATGGCAATCCCAATGCAATAAAGGATATTGAAAAGGCTAAGAAGTGCTTAGAAGCTGTAAAGAATATTGAGAATAATTAAGGGGGATAAAGAATGAATAAGTGTATTTTAATGGGTAGAATCACTAAGGATGCAGAAGTAAGAGTGACATCTAAAGATACAACAGTATCAAGATTTATTCTTGCCGTTGATAGACGATTTGCAAAGGAAGATGCAAAGCAGACAGCAGATTTTATTAGTTGCGTTGCTTTTGGTAAGACTGCTGAATTTATCGGCAAGTATGGTTTAAAGGGTACAAAGTTCATTGTTGAAGGACATATACAGACAGGTAGTTATACCAACGATAAAGGGGATACAGTCTACACAACAGACATTGCAGTTGAGAATGTAGAGTTTGCAGAAAGCAAGAGAAATTCAGACAATAACAATTCATCAACAACTTCGGTAGATAAGGAATTGGTTGCTCCTTCAGCAAGTTCTGTAGTAAGTGCAGATGATGATGACTTCCCGTTTGCTTAATGAGCAAGATTAAAGAAGAAAAAGATTACATTTGTGCTTATAAATATTGTTTACATCACGGCGAAAGAGTCAAAGACTCCGAAGCCGTGATTTTAAACAAAAGGCGTTATCATTGGGATTGTGCAGGAATGAAACAAGAAATCTTAAAATGCGTTGATTTATATATGACAATTTGTGAAGATAAAACTAAGTTCCCAATGGTATGTAAGGTTATAAACACATTAGTATTTAAGTACAGAGTTCCAATTGATTTTGTAGAATCAAAGTTAGAAAACTGTTTAAGCTATTACGATGGCAGACCAGTACAGGCTTTGTATGGGCTAAGGAGACTCTTTTGGGAATTTGAGTTTAATAAAAAGTAGGTGATTTATTGCTAATAGACAAGGAAATTATTGAGAAAGCAAAAGAGAAACTTGGTGATGAAAATGCACTTTTAATGGCAGAATTACTTGAGTTAGATAACTTCGATGAAAAGAATTTGAAATCTTGCTGTCCTTATCATAACGAAGATACACCGAGCTTTATCTATAATCCCAAAAAGTATTCATACCATTGTTTTGGTTGCAATCGTACTGTAGATCTTATAGATGTCCTTGTAGAAAAAGGTAAAACTTTTGTTGATGCAGTAAAGATACTCTGCGATAAGGCGAATATAGAGTTTTCTTGTCCAGAACAACACGTTAAGACCTTACATGGTTACAAATACCCACACGAAGAATCTCGTGATAACGATATGAGTAAAGTTTATGACTATCTTGGCAAACGTGGAATTAGTAAAGCAACAATAGATTACCTTGATATTCGTTCTGATAGTAATGGCAATATTGCTTTTCATTCATATGATCAGTTTGACACTCTAACGGTTGTCAACTATCGAAAATCGTTTAAAGCAAAAGAAAATAAGTGTTGGTTTCAGAAAGATGCTGACACCGCTGATATTCTCTTTAATATGAACAGAGTAAATACAACAAAGCCGTTGGTTATTACTGAAGGACAGATTGATTGTGCAAGTGTAATTGAAGCAGGATATTTAAACTGTGTTTCTGTTTTAAAAGGTTCTCAGGGTATGGGATGGATAGAGAATCTATGGGATTGGCTAAAACAGTTTGAATCAATTATAGTTTTTAGTGATGGTGACAGAGCCGGACTTAAAATGAGAAGTGAACTTATCAACCGTTTAGGTGCTATGAAATGCAAATATGTTGAAGTTCCATCCGAGTTAGAGTATAAAAATACTGGTAAGATGTACCCTGTAAAAGATGCGAATGAGATACTCCAATGCAAAGGTAAAGAGTATTTACTTGAACTTATAAACACCGCTAAAGACATTCCGATTACTTCGGTTGCAAAGCTCTCCGAAATTAAAGAACTTAATCCTACAGAAATGGATGGTTTTGAATCAGGTATAAGAGAACTTGATAAAGAACTGATGAAAATTTTTACAGGAGGAGTAACACTCCTAACAGGACTTCCGAGTGCGGGTAAAACAACATTCCTTAATCAGATTGTTTTAATGGCAATGGATAACGGTTACAAGACATTCTTGTTTTCGAGAGAACTTCTAAATGGTATGAGTAAAGGATGGTTTACGCAAGTAGCAGCAGGAAGAAGAAATATGCACTCAATTAGGCTTGCTAATGGCAACGATTTTTACATAGTGAATGACGATGCAAAGAAGAATATAACTCAGCATTATGACGATTCATTCTTTATCTACAAAGATGAGGAAGAAAACAGTGAGGACAAGCTATTTGAGAGTATGGAGTTATGTGCTACTAAAAAAGGATTAAGGCTTTTTATAATAGACAACCTAATGACCGTGCAACTTCACGCTGATACCGCTGACACAAATAAAGCACAAACAGATTTTATGAATAGGCTTATTAAGTTTTCGATGAAATATGACATTGCGGTTGTATGTATAGCTCATCCAAGAAAGATACAAGGTGGAGCAGATATAGGGCTGTTTGATGTTGCCGGTAGTCAGAATATTGTAAACCTTGCTACGAGAACAATTGGTTTAAAACGAGTAAAAGAAACTGACAAAGAAAATGTATCAAACAAATATTATGGATTTGATGTAATTATTACCATCATAAAAGACCGCATATTTGGCTCGACAAAAGAAATCCCTGTATTCTACGACACTATAGACAGACGGTTTTACTCAAATTACGAAGAATATGATCGTGTTTACGGTTGGGATAAAACCGTTTATACAACGCTTTTGCCATATGTAGAAAAGAACAGAAAGGAAGTGTTCCCTGATGAATAACGAATATGAATTTATATTAAGCACAATGACTTGGAGCTTTTCAAGGCTTAATTCTTTCTATAATTGCCCTTATGAGTGGAAATTAAGATATATTGATTGTAATGATGCGGAAAATGGTTTCTTTGGGGAATACGGCTCTTTTTTACATAAAATCCTTGAAAAATATCTCAAAGGAGAGCTATCAATTTTTGAATTGAGCAGTTATTATGAGGAACATTTTAATGAGAATATTCCTCATGATGCTCCTCCTAATAAGTATGTTGATATGAAACAGTCTTATTATGGCAAGGGACTTGATTATCTTGACAACATAGATTTGGATGTCGATAAATATGAGATTTTAGGTGTCGAAAAGAAGGTTGAATTTACTATAGCCAATAAGAAATTTGTTGGTTATATTGATCTTTTAGTAAAGGATAAGGCTACTGGCGAAATTATTATAATAGACCATAAATCTGCAAGTATGAAAGTATTAAAAAATGGGCAAGTAAGTAAAAAGGATCAAGAACACTTTTTGTCATTTAAAAGACAGCTTTATCTTTATTCCATCCCTATTATAAAGGAGTATGGGTCAGTATCTAAACTAAGTTGGAATTTATTTAAAGAAAGAGATTGGCTAACTATCCCATTCGATGAGAAAGAATACAATGAATCAATTGATTGGGCTGAAGCTACTTTAAAAATGATTGAAAATGAAGAACATTGGTGTCCAAATCCCGACTTTTATTATTGCAATTATTTATGCGGTCAGCGTAATCACGCTTGTGAATATAAGCCGCAACCTATAACCAAAGAATTGGCAGAAGAAAAAGTATATAATCCCGAAACTGACTCTTATGTTTGATGAGGTGAGAAATGCAAAATTATCACAAACACACATCTTTTAGTAACGTTCTTGTAACCGATTGCACAGTTTCTTATGAAGAATATGTCAATAGGGCAATTGAGTTAGGACAGAATGTTATTTCAAGCGTTGAACACGGCTATCAAGGTAACTATTACATACCTTACGAATTGGTGCAAAAGCACAATGATTCACTTTACAAGGAATTAGAACAAGGGGAAATTACTGAGGAAGAATACAAAAAAAAGAAACTCAAATTTATTTTCGGGGCTGAAGCCTATTGGGTAAAAGACCGTTTATTAGAAAATCCCAAGATTGATAAAAAGACAGGCAACGAAATCCCCGATGAAACCGTTAAGGATAGAACAAATTGCCATATAATCTTACTCGCAAAAAACGAAGAAGGAAGAAGAGATATTAACGAAATTCTTTCAATTGCCAGTATAGATGGCTTTTACGGACAGCCGAGGATAGATATTGATTTACTTTTAAAAATTAAACCTGAGAATGTTGTTGTAACAACTGCTTGTTTGAAATATTGGGTATACGAGGATATAGAAGAAATCACAGAGAAACTTCATAATCATTTTGGAGATAACTTTTTCCTTGAAATCCAGTACCATAATACTTCATTACAAAAGCAGATAAATCAAAGAATATTGAAACTCTCAAAGCAGATAGGAATTAGGTTGATCTTCGGATATGATAGTCATTACATTTATCCTAATCAGTATGTAGAACGTGATAATTACCTCGATGGCAGAGGTATTATCTATGACGATGACGAAAAGGGTTGGTATATGGATTACCCCGATGAGCAAGAAGTAAGAAAAAGACTTTTTGAACAAGGGGTGTTATCTGAATCTGAGATTGATGAATGTATAAAAAATACAGATATTCTTCTTGATTTTGAAGATATTATTCTTGACAAAAAAGTCAAGTTGCCGAAAAACTATCGTTTTAACGGCGAGTGGATAGGTAACAAATCTCAAGAATGGAGAGACGAAACTCTTAAAAATCTTGTTTATGCCAAATGGAAAGAACAAAAGAAAAATGTTGACCCATCAATGTATGAAGAATATGAAAAGGGAATAGCCTATGAACTCGATGCCATTATCGACACAAAAATGACAGATTATTTTTTGATTGACTATGAAATCGTTAGAATAGGCTTAGAAAATGGCGGTGTAATCACAAAAACGGGTAGAGGCAGTGGTGTAAGTTATTATGTAAACTCCCTGTTAGGTTTTAGTAACATTGATAGGTTTATAACACCTGTAAAATTATACCCAGATAGGTTTATGTCAAAGACAAGAATCCTAAAAACCGTTAGTTTGCCTGACCTTGACCTTAATCTCGGAACGGTTGAAATTTTTGCCGAAGCACAAAAAGAAGTTATGGGGGAAGGGCATTCTTACCCTATGATTTCATATAAGCCTTTGCAAGTATCGTCAGCTTTTAAACTTTATGCTAAATCACAAGGACTTGATTTTGATGTTTCTAATGAGATTACTCAGCAGATCAAAGATTACGAAAAAGCATTGAAACACGCAGAAGATGATGCAAAAGATAGCATTGATTTATACGATTTTGTAGATAAAAAGTACAAAGAGTATATTGATAAAAGTAAAAAATTCAGAGGCATTACCAACTCAAAATCACAAGCTCCGTGTGGGTATCTTATTTACGATGGGGACATTAAGCGTGAAATTGGACTTATTCGTTGTAAATCAGAAGCAACAAAAAAAGAGGTTATAACTACCGTTATCGATGGTATGGTGGCAGAAAATTATAAGTTTGTTAAGAATGATCTTCTCAAAGTTGATATATGGCTTACAATTAACAACATTTTCAAAGAAGCGAATACAATAACCCCTACCGTTCCAGAAATGGATAAATTGATAGATAATGATGAAAAAACTTGGAAAGTGTATTCAAGTGGTTACACGTTGGGCATAAATCAGTGTGAATCAGATTTTGGAGTTCAGTGCTGTAAAAAATATAGCCCTAAAAATATGATGGAACTCACTTCTTTGGTTGCTGCTTTACGACCGGGCTTTAAAACCCAGTTAGAAAATTTCCTTCAGAGAAAGCCTTATACTACAGGAGTAAAAGAACTTGACAATCTGTTAAAAGACTCTTTCCACTATCTGATGTATCAAGAGTCGATAATGACCTACTTAGGTTGGCTCGGTATTGAGCAGACAGAAACTTATGCAATTATCAAAAAGATAAGCAAGAAAAAGTTTAAAGAAAAAGAGCTTGCTGAATTGAAACAAAGATTGTTGCAAGGATGGATAAAGAATGTAGGAAAATCTGATGGTTTTGAAAAGACTTGGGATATTATCGAAGCTGCATCAAAGTATTCCTTTAACGCTTCACACGCTTTAAGCTATGCTTATGATTCAGTTTATGGTGCTTACACTAAAGCTCATTATCCTTATGAATTTTACTCGGTTATGATGCAACATTATTCAGATAAAGGCAACAAGGATAAAGTATCAGCCTTTAAAAAGGAGATGCTCGAATATTCGGGAATTAAGGTGGGTACATACAAATTCGGGTTAGATAACAGAAAATTTAGTATCGACAAGAAAACCCGATGTATCAACCCGTCTTTATCATCAATCAAAAATTTTTCTTTATCTGTTGCAGAGTCTCTTTATCAATTAGGTCTTAATAACTACCCTAATTTTTGTAGTTTGCTTGTAGCATTAAAAGAGAATGGTATATCCGAAAGCCGTATCCAAGATTTGATAAATATTGATTATTTCTGCGATTATGGTGACATGAAACTGTTATCTAAATATCTTGAGATATTCTTAATCTTCTATAAGAACAAAAAAGATGGATTTGTGAAGCAGATAAAAAAAGATAAGGCTTTTTCGCTAAACATTGATTTTGATATTATCCGCAAGTATTGTGAAAAAGAAACCGTAAAGACTTTTATGGGTATAGATTCAAAAGCGATTATAGAGGATCTATCCTCTCTTATAACAGACAAATCTACTCTAAAAGAGAGATTACAGAGTCGATTTGAGGTTCTTGACTATATGGATGTAATAGACAAGAAATACTCCGGGTACTGTTTTGTTACCGATTTGAATGTTGATTACTCCCCGAAATTAAGCCTTTATGCTCTTGCTAACGGCAACACTATTCCTGTGAAAATTAGCAAGAAGATATTTAAGGACAAGCCTCTAAAGAGAGGGGATATTATAAAGGTATTGAATCAGAATAGGCAATCAAAAAAGAAAAAAGTTAATGATAAATGGGTTGATTCCGAAGAAAAGGAATGGTGGATTACCGATTATAAAATCTGCCGATAATTAAATAACGAAAGGAGTGAAGAGTTTGTGTACACGATAAAGCTGGCTTTGCTCTTAGTAGAATATGAAAAATCCATATATAAAAAGTCCACTAAATTATGTTGGTGGTAAGTTTAAATTATTACCTGAAATTATCCCTTTATTCCCTACAAGCATAAACACATTTGTTGATTTGTTTGGTGGGGGGGGGTAATTTGAGTGTTAATGTCTGCTCTGAAAGAGTGGTCTACAATGACATTTGTGAGCCGGTTGTGGAACTTCTGCAATTCCTAAAGGAAAATTCCATTGAGTATTCTTTACAGTACATAGACACACTTGTATCGGAATATCAGTTGTCAAAAGAAAATCAGAAAGGATATTTACAACTTAGAAACTATTATAATAGAGAGAATAAGCATCCGTTAGTGTTCTATACTATGATTTGCTATGCTTTTAACTATCAGATTAGATTTAACAAGAACGGTGATTTTAATATGCCGTTTGGCAAAGATAGAAGTAGTTTTAATCCTGTGTTGCGTGAAAAATTTATCACTTTTTGTGACAAACTAAAGACATTAAATATAAAATTCAGCAACCGTTCATTTATAGATTTACGATTAGATAAGTTAGGCGAAACAGATTTTATCTATGCAGATCCTCCGTATTTTTCTTCTGTTGCCTCCTACAACGAACAGAATGGTTGGACTGAGGTGGATGAAAAGAATTTGCTGACACTATTAGATGAGGCTGATAAAAGAGGGGTTCGTTTTGCTCTTTCTAATAATCTCAAATATGATAACGCTATTCTAAAGAAATGGCTACAGAAGTACAACGTTCACTATTTACAAGGGAATTATAGTAACTGCAATTATCACAAAATAGATCGTAGTAAAGATTGTGAAGTGCTTATCACAAATTACAAAAAACATACAATGTTTTTTGTTTGACAAATCGGTATGAAGTGGTATAATACAGGTGTTAAAGAAACCAATTATAAGATTTATAAAAATCAGAAAGGACGAAAAAAATGAATTTAAAAGATGCATTTCGCTATCAGAAGTTTTTGAATAAGTTGTCCGAAGATGCTATTTGCTCTATTACAAGTAGAGAAAATTGTTTAAGGACAACAAAAACTCATAAGCGTTCATTAGTTAAGCCCGATGCAGATGATTATGTTGAAACAATAGACAATGAAAATCCTTTTACTGTTGATGATTTAATTGCTTTTATGAAGGAACTGTCTATTGAAAAAGAGTATTTGACTTGCCAGATTAACATTGCAAAAAGTTCTTGTGATTTTGACATAGACTCTTTGATTGAATCAAATAAAATCAATCAGAATCTGTGTAAGGCAATAAAGACAGCTTTGAGTATAATACCCTTTAGTTACACAGAAAAAGCCAAAGACTATAAATTCGACATAAACGGCATACAGATACCTTATTGTTATGACGTTGAAATTGATGAAACAAGAATTTTCGATGGAGATAAAGCAAAGGCAATTATGAAGAATGCTATTGCTAACTGTGAAGAAAAATCCAAAGTTATTGAAAGAATGATGATAAACACAGAAGTCAATTATTCGGCAACGTATGATGTCAATGATGACTTTGATGATATTGTAGTTAATTTCATCAATAGGCACAAGAACGAACTTTCCGAAGTTGATGATGTAGATAAGTAAAATAAAAGGGCTTCGGCTCTTTATTCAAGGCAAAAGTTTGAATGAAAGTTAATCAACCAATTAGGTTCACTAACCTATCAAATTTACTACATAATAAGTTTATGAAATACTTTTGTATAGAAATTTCAGTTATACAACCAATCATTCACTCTAAGCATTAACTCAAAATTCACCATTACACTATTTCCCGAAATTCGTCATCTATAATCTGGGCATTAAACATAAAACAACATCAAACACTATTACATTTTATATCCCAGATTTCTAAGATATACTTGCCATTTGGCAAACTATAAAGCAGTTATTGCAACACTGATAAAATCCTTCCTTTGTATGTATTTTTTGGTGTTTCTCCTTTGATATAAAATTCAGTGTGAATACTAACTGCTAACAACGAAATTTGGTTAATGAAATTTAGATTTTTGTCTTGAATAAAGAGCCGAAGTTGATTTTAAAAGGAGGTCTATAATAATTTGAGTAACAATAAAGACTGGACAGGTAACAAAAAGACAACTTTTGTTACTCTAGGTGCAAGTAACCATACAGATCACGACAGAGCAGAACACGATTATTACGCAACTGAGCCTAAAGCAGCAGATCTTCTATGTGATGTCGAAACGTTTGAGGGTAGCATTTGGGAAAATGCTTGTGGCGAAGGGCATTTGTCTGAGAGATTAAAAGTCCGTGGATATGAAGTTAAAAGTACAGATTTAATTGACAGAGGCTATGGGCAGGGCAATGTTGATTTCTTTAAAGTTACTGCCCCACTTGCTGACAATATAGTAACCAACCCCCCCTATTCTTATGCGAAAGAATGGGCTGAACATTCTTTGTCACTTTTAAAAGAAGGAAAGAAACTTGCTCTTTTCCTATCAATACAATTCCTTGAAAGTGCTAAAAGAAAATCACTTTTTGAAAAGTACCCACCTAAAACAGTATATGTTTGCAGAAACAGAATTTTATGTGGCATAAATGGTGATTTCCGAGCAAAAGACAAAGCAGGAAACGTCATATATAATGAGGACGGAACTCCTAAGAAAATGTCATCAGCTAAGTGTTATGCTTGGTTCGTTTGGAAAAAAGGTTTTAAAGGCGATCCGGTTATCAAATGGATAAACTGATTACATAAGAGAGGTATTATGATCTATAAAGCAGTAATAAGAGAAATTTTGAAAAGAAAAGTTGAAATCGAAGCTGACAGCAAAGTGGATGCTTATTTATTAGCTCATGAGAAGTACAAAAACGGTGATATAGTTCTAAATGCTGATGACTTTGATAAATTCAATATCACAATTAGAACAAACGATAAAAATAAAACTTAAATTTTATTGGCAAAATATGTCTATATATTGTGGCTATTAGAAAGAATAAATACTATATCTTGTGTTCAAAAATTCTGAACACAAGATATGGCTACCACATTTAGAAATTCAAGCAGATAAGACAGATTAAATATCAGTTTTATCGACTTAAAAAACATTATGTTAAAATAACTGATAACAAAGCGGTTGCAAACGCTGAGATACACATACAGAAAGGATTTAACAGTAATACCGGTTAAGATATATGTACATATTCTGTAGAAATACAACGATTGGAAAGAATAAATAAAACTGATACTCTAAATAGAGTTAAACTGACTGCAAATATCCTGTTCTCAGGCATTGGTTGTCAAGAAAGAGGATTTGAAAATTCAGGTTTGTTTGATTTAGAAGTGTTAAATACTTCAGATATAAATAAAGATGCAGTAGTTTCTTACGCAGCAGTCCATTGTGGATTAACTAAGGAGATGATCGAGAACTATTCTGACTATCCTTCAAGAGAAAAAATGGCAGCTTATTTAAAAGTCATAAATCTTGGTTATGAGCCTGAAAAGAATAAGTCATACGATTGGGATAAACTTGCAAGAAGAAAATCTAATGATATAGAAAAGTATTGGCTTGCCTGCAAATTATCTAATAATTTAGGGGATATAAGCAAAATAGAAAAGCTACCGTATGCAGATTTATGGACTTGCAGTTTTCCGTGTACCGACATCAGTTTGGCGGGCAAAATGAAAGGCTTATCCCCTAGTGATTCTACTCGAAGTTCTCTTTTATGGGAAAATATTAGACTGTTAAAAATGGCTAAAGATGACGGAACTCTTCCCAAATACATAATGTTTGAGAATGTTAAAAACCTTGTTGGCAAGAAATTCATAAAAGATTTCAACAATTTGCTTTCTGTTCTTGACGAATTGGGATTTAATTCCTATTGGAAAGTTCTCAATGCTAAAAATTGTGGTGTCCCTCAGAACAGAGAAAGAGTATTTGTAATCAGCATCCGCAAAGACATTGATAACGGAGCATTTGTGTTCCCCAAACCTTTTGATACAGGAATAAGGCTCAAAGATATTCTTGATGAAAACGTGGATGAGAAATATTACTTTAGTGAGAAAATAATTAAGGGATTTCAGAAGCATAACGAAAATCATAAAAGCAAAGGAACGGGGTTTATATGGAAACCTAAAACTGATGAAGATATTGCTAATACATTAAGAGCAAATTCAGCTTTGTGTCCTACTGACAATTCTATCAAGGAACTTGGACAGTTATATGGAACTAAAAAAGAACCAAATCCGCAAGCAGGTAGGGTATATAATAAGGATTTTATTTCACCTACGATAGATTCTTGTAGTGGAGGAAATCGGATGCCAAAAATTTGTATGCCGATAAATGCTTCTAAAGATGGTACGGCAAGAACCATAAAAGCACAATATTCAAAAACTTCAAAAGCTAATTTTGAATATCAAGGGACTTATGGAGCAACTGGGGTAGCGGTAGATTATGGAGCGAATATTTACCGTATACGAAAGCTAACACCTAATGAGTGTTGGAAACTGATGGGATTAACAGAAATTGATTGTGCAAAAGCCGTTGCTATAGGGGTTTCAGATAGTCAGCTTTACAAGCAAGCTGGAAATGGTATTGTAACAAACTGCTGCGAACTGTTGGCAGAACATTTATATAAGGCACAGTATGATAATACATACATTTGCACAGATGAGAAATTTTAAAACGAAATAAAAAAAGTGTTTTATTTTCTTTGACTTTGTTGTATTCCTCTTCAGTTATGTGCATTGGGAATTTCCAACCAGATTGAATTGCTTGAAACATTGCAACAAGTTCTTTATGTATATCGTTACCAATTTTGGTGGAGCAATGTATTTTATCGATCATATTTGCTCCTCCTACAAACGGTTCATAGTAAACACTAATATTGTTTTTATCAATAACTTCTTGTAGAATAGGTGCTATATATTTACTAATACGGTTTTTACTTCCTACATACTTAATATTAACATCATCCTTTCTTTCTTCAATAAAACACTTTTTCCAAATTATTATGTAGGTTTAGTGGGTTTTAATGCTACATTTGGAGCAAAGTATTTTGGGGGTTACGCAAGAGGGTATAAGGAAGATAAAAAAACACCTCGTGATATACCCAATGAGGCACTTAGAAACTTATTAACACAAGCCCCCAATCTAAAAGATGTTAAATTTGTGTGTGGTAATTATATCAATAACGAATATAACGAATTGAAAAACGCAGTGATATACTGTGACCCACCGTATCAGGGAACAACAAAATACAACACAAGTGCTTTTGATTACGATAAATTCTGGAACTGGTGCAGAAAAATGAGTGAAAACAATTTTGTTTATATAAGTGAATATAATGCCCCTGATGATTTCAAGTGCGTCTGGCAAAAGGCGGTTACTACTAGCTTAAAAATAGATAAACACGAAAACAGAACAGAAAAACTATTTGTTTTTGTTCCCAATTAAGCCTAATGTATTTTAGAAAAAATAAAAACGAAGGAGGTTTGTATGAATCATTCAACAAACTATTACAACATTGATGTAGACAAGCTCATAGACAAGAGCTGTTGCATTGATGACTGCTTTTATCTGAAAGATTTAAAGCAGAGAAAATTATTTATTGACGATGATATATGTCAGGAGACCATCGGAGAAATTGTTAAGCATATAATGCAGTTTAACAAGGAAGATAAGGGAATCAAAAAGGAAGATAGAACTCCGATACTCCTCTATATCACATCTAATGGGGGTAATGTGGATGATGGGTTTGAACTCATTGATATAATCAAAAACAGCGAAACCCCTGTCTATACAATTAATCTTGGTTATCAGTACAGTATGGCATTTCTCATCAATCTTGCAGGGCATAAGCGTTTTGCTACAAAGAACGCAAAGTTTTTAATGCACGATGGCTCAAACTTCTTATATAGTTCGTCTGCTAAGATTAAGGATCAGATGGCATTTCAGAATGTTGTTGAAAAGAGAATTAAGGATTATGTCTTAGCCAATAGTAAGATAACGGAAAAGGAATACTCAAAGAAGTACCGTGTTGAATGGTATATGTATGCGGACGAAGCAAAGAAGAACGGCTTTGTCGATTACATAGTTGGGGAAGATTGTAGACTTGATGATATTATTTAAGATTAAGGAGTCCGTTTATGGCAAAGAAGAAAAATACTTCTGAAGAATACTATGGTGAAATGCCAAAGAATTTTAATGACAGACCGTTTTACGATATAGAACTTGATTCAGAACAGCTTGAATTTGCAAACGCAATAATCAATCCAGATATAGATATTATTTTTGTAAACTCTAAAGCTGGTACAGGCAAAACAACAATAGCAACGGGTGCATCTGACATTCTTGTTAAGCATGGAGTGTTTGACGGCATTGTTTATATTATGTCCCCTTACGGAGAAAGAAAGCAGGGTTGGCTTCCCGGTAGTATTACCGAAAAGAGTTCTGTTTATTTTGAAGCCTTTTATCAAGCTCTCAATAACTGTGGGATAAATTCTTTTATAGCAATTAACGATGATACGATGGTTAATCAAAAGAATGGGACAGGCTATATAACTTGTATAACTGACACGTTTCTTCGTGGTTCAAATCTTGACAATGCTGTTGTGATAATTGACGAGGCACAGAACTGTACTACAGCACAGTTAAAAAAGATATTAACCAGAGTGGGCAAAAAAGCAAAGGTTATTGTGATAGGACACGAATTACAGTGTGATTTAGATAACCCAAACACAAGTGGATTTACTGCCTACATAAACCATTTTAGAGGACACGATAGAGTGGCAATTTGCAATTTAACAACGAATCATAGAGGTTGGATAAGTCAGTATGCTGACGAATTAGAAGAGAGGTAATAAATATGATAGGTGAATTTACATCTGAACTTGTAGACGAATTAGCTGAAATTCTTAATGAGATGTACGAGAATGGAGAGATATAATGAGTCGGTTTTCGGGTAAATGTGATTTTTATGACAGTGTAGCTTCGTACTATACGCTTGAAGAAATACAGAACAACGTTAAGATATTTATCGGCAAGAACGATAAGCCATTAAAGATAGAAAAGATGACGGATCTAATTCCTTATTATCCTTATCTTATTAGCTTGGGTGCTTATGATAATGTCGATAGAACGGCTACAGTTCATTTAACATCTAAATCTTATATTGACCTTAGAGAACAGGATTCCCTTGATTTTGTTCTAAAACAAATCCTCAGATATTATAACTCTTGTAAGCGAAAGAAAATTGATTTTTCTGTTGACGGTGCTGTTAAAAAAGTGTTTGCAATTAGTGATAAAGATCGAGATACGGTAGCTACCGAATTAGCTAATAGAGTTAAAATCAATGGGAAGAAAGCAAGCACAGATGGACTTCACCTATCAATTTATGATTTCTATAGAAAAGAATTAGCAGAAGAAATGGTTAAAAATGGCTTGAATCCTGCTGATTATGGGTATGAAAGATTCAAGTAAAAAAGATGGGAGATGATAAAATGTCGGCTTTACTACAGATAAAGTTGGTAACAGTTTCAGATGTAGCATTGTTCAACGCAACTTGTAATTCTGTTAATTGCAAGACTATACTACGAAGTGACTGTTACGTTGTGGATGCCAAATCGCTTATGGGTATATTTAGTCTTGATTTAAGCAAGCCTGTAACACTTGAAATATCAGACGATAGGCTTACAAGCGAATTTAGCGAATGGACAGTATGAGGTGAAAAACGATGATTAAAATTGAAAACACAGAGGTCTATGGCTTTGAATCTGCCATACGAGGAATGAGAAATCCGATGAACAGTTGGGATAAAAGTGATAGTTTTCACAATTGCAAGGATCATGATGTATGTATTGGAGATTGCGGACTTTGGTGTAGTGGGGCTATCGGGGATAACGACTTAAAACTGATGAAAAATCTTGTTAAAGCAGGGTCAGACCATTCAAAGTTTATGAGAATGATAACGGTAACTTGCGATATAACTGCCCCGTTGTATTTTTACAAAGAATGGGACACTTACAAGGCCGGAACGGTACGCAATTCTTGTTCAACAATGCACAAGATAGCTTCAAAAGAATTTACACTCGATGACTTTTCTTGCGAACATTTATGGGACACAGCAAGTATGAATTTAAAAGATACGATAGATGTTTTGAACACTTTTAGAAATGCTTTTAATCATCCTAATGCAAACGGCAAATACAAGAAAGATTGTTGGTGGCAGATGATACAGTTGCTTCCGTCAAGCTACAATCAGAGGTCAACAGTGCAGCTCAACTATGCTGTTTTAAGGAATATGTATCACGCAAGAAAAAATCATAAATTAGACGAATGGCATACATTTTGCGAGTGGGTAGAATCTCTCCCCTATTCTGAATTGATTACAGAAAAGTATGACGGTTCTACAAATGAGTAATTCTATGTTAAGTTTGGAGGAAATGTAAGGAAAAGTTGAAAAGAGTAATAATAACTAACGGTTATGCTCGTTCCGGTAAAGATGAATTTGCGAAAATTCTTAATGACTACATAGGGGTTTCAAAATATTCGTCTATAGATTGTGTCAGAAACGGAGCAAGCGAAGCAGGATGGTATAGTGGTGGTAAATCAGATAAGGATCGCAAGTTTTTATCTGATTTAAAAAAACTGCTGACAGATTATAATGACATTCCTTTCAGAGATTTAAAGTGTATTTATGATGATTTTATAAATGAACTTTATTATCCCAAAAGCGAAATTCTTATATTTGACATAAGAGAACCTGACGAAATTGAACGAGCCGTTAAAGAGTTCAATGCTATAACGGTATTTATCAAGAATGATAACATTATGCCCATAACAAGTAATTCTTCAGATGCAAATGTTGAAAATTACAATTATGACTATTATGTTGAGAATAATGGTACGTTAGATGATTTTAGAGATAGTGTAAGGACATTTTATCTGTCACTAATAGAAAAGTAAAGGAGTGATGATTTGAAAGTAATTAAGAAAGATGGAACTTTGGAGGACTATGACGAGCAAAAGATAATCAACGCTTGTAACAAAGCTGCACGAAGGGCTATGATAACATTAACAAATGAAGATTATCAAGTTATTTGCAATGCAGTATGGGACAAGTTAGTTGAAAACGACTTAGAAGATACAGAAATATACGATATGCACAACATCGTTGAATCTGTGTTAGAGGACAAGTTCCCAAAAGTAGCTAAGATGTATAAGGAGTACAGAAATTACAAAAAAGACTTTATACACATGATGGATAAAGTATACGAAAGAAGTCAGTCTATTAGATACATAGGGGATAAAAGCAATGCAAATACAGACTCGTCTTTAGTAGCAACAAAAAGAAGTTTAATCTATAACGAATTAAGTAAAGAATTATATAAAAAGTTCTTTTTAACTTATGATGAAAAGCAGGCTTCAAAAGATGGTTATATCTACATACATGATTTAAATTCAAGATTAGACAGTTTCAATTGTGATTTATTTCGTGTTGGAAAAGTAATGAAAGGTGGCTTTGAAATGGGCAACCTTTGGTATAACGAACCTAATTATCTTGATACAGCTTTTGATGTAATGGGTGATATTATTCTTTCAACAGCAGCCCAACAGTATGGTGGTTTTACAGTTCCAGAGGTTGATAAAATGCTTGTTCCGTATGCACGGAAGTCTTATAAAAAATACAAAAAAGAGTACACAAGCATACTATTAGAAACAGTATCTCCGTCAGAGATAAATCAATACAAACCCAAAATTAAGAAATACGCTTTAGACAAATTACAGAGAGATTTTGAACAGGGATGGCAAGGCATTGAAATGAAACTAAATTCCGTTGGTAGCTCTAGGGGTGATTATCCTTTTGTTTCAATGTCTTTAGGATTAGCAACTTCAAAGTTTGGAAAAATGGCTTCGATTTCTCTCTTAAAAGTTCACTCTGAAGGGCAAGGCAAGAAAGGCTTTAAGAGACCTGTTCTGTTTCCGAAGATAATCTTTTTATATGACAAGAAGTTACACGGTGACGGAAGTCCAGAATATCCAAATGCAGACGTTTTTAATGCTGGAATAGATTGTAGCAGTAAAACGATGTATCCCGACTGGCTCTCGCTCACAGGAAAAGGATATGTTCCTGAAATGTATAAAAAATATGGAAGGGTGGTAAGCCCAATGGGCTGCCGAGCATTCTTGTCACCATGGTATGAAAAAGGCGGTATGCACCCAGCAGATGAAGAAGATAAGCCTGTATTTGAAGGTCGTTGTAATTTAGGCGTGGTTTCTTTACATTTGCCTATGATCCTTGCAAAGGCAAGGCGTGAAGGCAAGGATTTTTATTCCGTTCTTGACTATTACCTTGAAATAATCAGAAATCTTCATAAGCGTACTTATGATTACATAGGACAGTTAAGAGCAAGTGTGAACCCAGTTGCCTTTTGTGAGGGAGGTTTATATGGTGGCAATTTGAAGCCGAATGATAAAATCAAGTCTATTTTGCCCCCTATGACAATGAGTTATGGAATAACAGCTCTAAATGAACTTCAAAGATTGTATAACGGAAAGTCAATAAGAGAAGATGGCGAATTTGCTTTAGAAACAATGAAATACATACAGTCTTATATTGAAAGAATAAAAGAAGAAGATCACATTTTATATGCCATTTACGGTACACCTGCTGAAAGTTTATGCGGTTTGCAGATTGAACAGTTCAGAAAGATTTATGGAATCGTTGAAAATGTATCTGATAGAGAATATGTAAGCAACAGTTTTCATTGCCATGTTTCTGAAAATATGTCTCCAATCGAAAAGCAAGATAAAGAAGAACGATTCTGGAATTACTTTAATGGAGGCAAAATTCAGTATTGCCGTTACAATCTCGGTTACAACAAAGAAGCTATTAAAACATTAATCCTTAGAGCAATGGATAAAGGCTTCTATGAAGGCGTTAATCTTGCAATGTGTTATTGCGAAGACTGCGGTTATCAGCAGGTTGAAATGGATATTTGTCCTAAATGCGGAAGCTCTATGATTACTAAAATAGATAGAATGAATGGATTAAACAACTAAATAGTCCATGTAAAATTGTTTAAATTGCGGGAAAGTCCCCATAACCCTAATTCGCTACAAAGAAGCTGGAAACGGCATGCTTGAAAGCGGTGCAAGTTTGTAATTTATAGTCTTAATTGATAGAAACCATAAAAAGTAATTAGGATAGGGATAACCGAGTGTGCAAGTCACTCAAACGCATCGAAGCTCCTTAACAGGTAACGCTGATGGAGAACGTTCAACGACTATAATAACAACATATTTGGGATAGCAGAAAGGAAATTCTATTAGTAACACAAAACGCATTACAAAAGAGCAAACAGAAAATGTAATTTCACTATTTAACAAATATAACTGCGTAGAGATTTCAAAAATTGTAGGAGTAACTCTTAATCAAGTATACGAAGTTAGAAAAAGATATAAATTGACAGATAAACAAAACCCAGTTTTCATTCTTAACGATTTGCAAGAACAAATCCTTTTAAGTGGAAAATTAGGTGATGGTAATTTCAAGAAAAATGGATTAAAAAATTATTATTACCGAGAAAATCATGCTGAAGATGAAAAGCAATACTTAGAATGGAAAATGAATGTGTTTGGAAAAAACATCGTTGCAAAAAGAGGACTATATAAAATAAAAATGAGTGGGTATAATCAGCAACAGCCTTACGGCTTTTCCACAAAAACAAGTCCAACATTTATTACATATAACAATTTAAGCATTCCCAGCACAATCTCAAAATTAGACTACAGAGGATTGATTATGTTTATGTTAGATGACGGTTGGTTTTCTAATCATTCTAAGGCAGGTAATTTTTGCATCTCAGGAGGAAATCTTACAGTAGAAGATCTTGAAGATATATGCTCAAAGTTTGATGAATACGGAATAAATAACACACACGTCATCGGCATCAAGAGAAACGATATATACATTCCATCAAAAAATAACGCCAAATTGTATGAAATGGCAATCAGTTTTATCCCCAAAGACACAGATATTATAAACAAGAAATTTTACAAGATTATGGAACAAGAGTAAAAAATACAAGTCTATCCCAAATATGATTGTATAGTCTACTCCCAATTAAATATTACGAAAGTAAGGGTATTAAGGATTTAGGATTTACTAGAGTTCATGGGGAAACAAGATATAATAAAGCAAAAAATGCTGAAATCAAAGACAGAGTATCTATGTAAAAAGGAAAGGTGAAGTGGTATTATAAATTATCATAACATCACTTGTCCCGATCAAAATAATGGTGACGGTCTGAGAGTTGTTCTTTGGCTCTCAGGCTGTAGCCATCATTGTAAAGGTTGTCAAAACCCACAAACTTGGGACAAAGATAGTGGTATAAATTTTGACGAGAATGCAGTTGAAGAATTGTTAACAGATTTAAAATTTGACTATATTTCTGGAATAACATTAACCGGTGGCGATCCTCTCAATGAAAATAACGTGATAGAAGTGCTAAATTTTCTAAATAAAATCACTGTTTTATTTCCACAAAAAACAGTATGGATATACACAGGCTACACTTGGGAAGAAATAATTAATCCAACGATTGAGGACGATGCAAGTGTTGCCCGTAAAGAAATCCTCAAATATTGTGATGTTCTTGTAGATGGTAGATATATAGACGAACAGAGAGACATCACATTAAAATGGAGAGGTAGCAAAAATCAAAGAGTAATTGATGTTCAGAAGTCATTACAAACAAATTCAGTGGTATTACACTGCGACTAAGGAGTGATTAAAGCAAAATGTACAATATATTAGGTAAGCGGAACAAAGAATCAGATGAAGAATTTATCACATCTAAAAGAGATTTCAATAAAGCTATTTCAAAAGCAGAGAAGTTAAAATCAAGAGGTTGGCGAGAAGTTACGATTATCAATTCCGAAACTATGGATATTGAATACGAATTATATTAAGGAGGAATATGAAACACTTAAATGTTGGTATAGATATTGATAATGTTATTAACAATCTTGCCGAAATGTTACTTAAGGTTTTTAACGAAGATACCGGGCAGAACGTAAAACTGTCTGATATAAAATCGTATTACATAGAGCGTTGGGTTGATAGTAAATATTCTGATAAAATAACCGCTTTATTTGCTGATAAGAGAGTCTGGAAACAGATTTCTCTTATCGACAATTGCAGAAATTTCATTCAGAAACTTATTGAAGATGGGCATAGAATAATATTCGTTACAGCTACAGACCCTTCAAATATTGCAAAGAAGTTTAGTTGGCTATCAAGAAATTTCCCGTTTATAGACATTAAAAGAAATTTAGTAATGATACACACGAAACAACTTTTAAGTGAATTAGATGTTCTTGTAGACGATTATGAGAATAACTTGATTGACGGTAACTATTCTAAAATTTTGTTGAACTATCCTTGGAATAATGGAATAAACGATGAGAGATACGGAATAATACGTTGCAACGATTGGCGAGAAATTTACAACGAAATATGCAAGATGGCAGAAACGGAGACAAATGAAGATAATAAAATTTGATACACCTATAATTAAATCATCCTCTGAAATGGAGTATGGGGATATTTTTCTAACTGAATTTGGGGATTTTGATAATTGGGTTGAGGTTGTGTTTGAAAACTGCACAAGTGATAATTTGCCTGATTGGACAAAAATCAAGTATCACGTTCCTAACGGTACATTAAGTGCTTATTGTTACGAAAATAATCCTATAAACAGAGTTAAATTCAAAGTAATAGGCAAGGAAGAAAGCGAGGATAACAGCAATGAATAAATTTGAAAAAGTAAGTTATATAGAATATGTAAAGACAATTGGTGGCGATGTTGATTTGTTTGATGAGTATAATGACATCAAAATTCCTAAAAGAGCCACAATAGGATCAGCAGGGTATGATTTTTTCGCACCTTTTACATTTACACTTGAACCGGGAGAAACCATTAAGTTTCCTACTGGTATTAGAGTGTTACTCGACAAAGATAAGTTTTTAGCTATATACCCACGTTCAGGACTTGGTTTCAAGTACCGGGTTCAGCTTGACAATACTGTTGGAATTATAGACAGCGACTATAGCAATTCAGACAATGAAGGTCATATATTCATCAAGATTACAAATGATACAAGAGACAATAAAACTGTCACAATCAATAAAGGGGACGGTATTGCACAGGGTATTATAACTCAGTTTTTTATTACCGATGATGATAGGACAGACGGTATAAGAAATGGTGGTTTTGGAAGTACAACAAAGGGTTAAAAAATGAATAAATTACATAATATAGCCAACAATTACTACAAGAGCATTGTAGCTGCTTTGCTAATTACTGTTGTTGCTTATTGCAATTTACTTTGTGAAAATCGTTATATAGGGGCTTTTATGTTCTCTTTTGGGTTAATAGTAATATGCAAATACAATTTAAACCTATTCACAGGGCAAGCGGGATATATAACTATAAAACAAATTCCTAATTACTTGATTACGATAATCACGAATCTATTTTATACAATGTTTTTCTCGGCTTTGCTGTCTTTCAATGAAAACGCTTGCTTAAAAGCAAAAGAAATATGGGCTATAAAAAGCAGTTTAGATGTAGATTCTTTAATGTTTTCATCTTTTTTCTGTGGTGTGTTAATCTACATAGGAGTTGACTATTATAAAAAACATTCAAGTATAATTGGTTTGCTTTTTGCAATTCCCATATTTGTGCTATGTGGTTTCGATCACGCAGTTGCAGATACAGTATATTTCACATTGGCTTTTGGTAGAAATTATATAGTCGAATTGAACCCGACAGATTTAATAAGATTCCTAATTATAATTTTGTTTAACATAGCTGGAAGTAAAGTGACAAAAATACTAATGGATAACAACCAAAAACAGTTTACATAGCAAGAAAACAAAAGAGAGGTATTAGAATGTATATTAATCAATGCTACAAAAAAGACGGTGAAGAAATTCCTATAAAACAAAATTTTAAAAAAACTGATTTCCCAAAACTTAAAGAGCTTCTAAAAAAGAATAAAACAGAAATTGACTATAAAAAATCTGAAATTCTTGCTTGATTAACTCTTTTCGACCAAAATTCACAAATGTTTTTTGGTTGAAAAATAAATTTGAAATATGGTATAATGTAGTAAAGTTTCTTTGCTACATTTTCTTTTTTTTAAAGAGAAGGAGACAACAATGACAAAAGATAATAGGAAAACAGCTTTATATATTCGTGTTTCTACAGATTTTCAAGCCGAGGAAGGATATTCAATAGATGCCCAAAAAGAAAAATTAGAACAATTCTGCAAACTAAAAGATATAAAAAATTATGAATTTTATATTGATGGTGGTTGGAGTGGTAGCAATATAGACAGACCGCAAATGAAACAAATGATGTCTGATATAAAAGAAGGAATGATAGATTCTGTTATTGTGTACAAGTTAGATCGTCTATCTCGATCTCAAAAAGATACAGTTTTTCTTTTAGAGGATATATTTATACCCAATAACTGTAACTTTATTTCTCTAAACGAAAATTTTGATACAACAACTCCATACGGCAAAGCTATGATAGGCATCCTTTCTGTATTTGCCCAACTTGAAAGAGAAAATATCAGAGAACGTACTCGCATGGGTATGTATGAGAGAGTCAAAGCGGGACTGTGGATGGGAGGTGGAAAAGTACCATATGGGTATAGTTATGATGCTAATAAGAATATACTTGTCACAAACGCAGATGCAGATAATGTCCGTAAGATATTTGATTTGTATATACAAGGCTATTCAGCTTGCTATATAGCAAAACTTTTTAATCTTTGTAATGATTCACAGGTTAGGAATATATTAAAGAGAAAAACTTATCTTGGCAAGATTGAGTATAGTGGTGAAGTTTTTGATGGTAAGCATACTCCTCTTATTTCTCAGGAAACTTACGATAAAGCACAAGAAGAACTTTCAAAAAGAACATCTAAAGACCAACAAAAGAACGTTTATTTACTCACTGGACTTATAAAGTGTGGTGTATGCGGAGCATCAATGAGGTATCAAAAATGGGGAAAACACGTTAAAATTTATTGCTATTCACAACAAAGTAGTAAACCAAAACTGATTCGTAATCCGAATTGCGATAATTATAAAAATGACAGCGATGAAATTGAAAAAGCTGTAATTGATGATTTACTTCGTAGAACTGAAAACATCGTGGGGGTAAAAGATGTAAAGGACACGTCAATATCAGCTATAAGCATATTAAATAACAAAAAGAAAACAATCGAAGAAAAAATAAAAAAATTATATAATCTTTGTTTAACTATGGATGATGACCTGCTTAAAGAAACTATTTCAGAATGCAAGGCAGAATTGGACGAAATAAACAAACAGATTGAACGAGAAAAAGTGATTGGAGATACCATCAATAAAATTAACGAAAAGCACAATACCATTAACAATCTTAAAAGCAATTGGGATAATATGACTCATATGGAAAAAAGAATGGCTGTTAAGATTTGCATAAAAGAGATTGTTATCAATAAAGATGCGATTGATATAGTTTACAATTTTTAGAAAGGAGACTTTTTTCACCCTCCATATATCATTCCTATGATAATGGGCGAATTGCGGCGCTACCTTAGGGACTCAGGCTCAATCCGTGTCAGCCGTTCAATGCGTGATCTGGCTTATAAAGCTATGCAGGCAAGAGAAAAACTTACCAATGATAATTCTAAAGAGCCTACGATTGAGCAGATAGCCAAAGAAATCGACGCAAAACGTGAGGATGTGGTAATAGCGCTTGAGGCTGTCAGCGACCCTATTTCGCTGTACGAACCGGTATTTTCGGAGTCGGGTGATACCATATATATGATGGATCAGATAGGCGATAATAACGATGACAGAAACTGGCTCGATGAAATAGCATTGAAAGAGGCGATAATCGGGCTTGACGACAGAGAGAAGAATATTCTCAAGCTG